TATCGGGGCGAGTGGATCCACGTTGCTGACCTGGCACCGGCGTACGTCGGTGCGATCGTGCTCCACGAAGACCAGTTCGCAAAGTAAGGAGGACGCATGTCACGAACCAGCGATCTCACAACGGCCATCGCCCAGGACATCAAGTACGCCCTGGGCCTCGTCAGCTTGGGCAAAGACCCGACGTTCTGGCTCGAGCGGGCTGCGGGCTACGCCAGCGAGCTCGTCGGTGCCGACGTACCAGCGGCCGCACCCGCCGCGCCGACCCTGCTCCCACCTGCAGGCGGCGATCCGCTTCTTATTCCGACCGAACCAGACGGCCAGATGGGCACGATCCTGGGCGGCAAGAAGGTCAGCAAGGCGGCCATCCTCGATGCCACCTCGATCGCGGCCGTGAACGCGGGCAATCCGCCGCTGGCTGAGGCTGCACCGTACGCCGGTCAGGCGCTCAAGGAGACGCTCAACCAGGTCATCAGCTCGACCAGCGCCGCTGACGGCCGAGACATCGTATTCAGTGTCTTCCACGACGGGGTCTGCGTCGCGGTTGTCCACGGCGACACGAGCACGGACACGGGTGCCCTGGCGCAGCAGTACGGACTGCCCCAGTGATCCTCGGACGGCCGGTCAATATGGCGGTCGCACTCATCGGCGGCATCTTCAACGTCTTGATCGCGTTCAACGTGGGCGGGTTCAACCCAACGGCCGTCCAGATCGGCGTGGTCAACATCCTGATCCTGGCTGTGGTCGGCTTCGTCGCCTGGTCGCCGCCAACCCTCAATCCGGGCGACAAGATCAACGTCGTTTCCCCAAGTCCAGCCCCGAATCAGGTCCAGGTCGTCGCGGTCAATCCGCCGGTTCCAACCCGCACGAAGGTGGCCTAATGAGCTTTGACCTGACCCACTTGACCCTCTTGCAGCTCCTCGGGGTCCTGCTCGTCACTGCGGCGATCGATACCCTGAGCGGCATCTTCGGGGCGCTCGACGCCAAGCCGTCCACGTTCAGTTGGGGAGTCGTGGCGAACTTCCTCCAGACCCATGTGCTGGCTCGGGTGTTCCCGATCCTCGGACTCGGCTTCCTTGCCCAGACACTCGGGGTCGACCAATCTGGAGCGGCGATCTGGGGCGCCGCATTGCTCGGCCTTGCTGCCTATATCGCAGAGACGGTCAGCTCGGTCAGCTCCAATGTCGGGGTTCCGAGTGTGCCTGTCGTCGCCAAACCTACGACTGCAACCACGCCTCCGGGCGCCTAAATCGGGGTCGCCATGCCAATCAACGACCAGCAACTCGACGCCGCGATCCTCGGGGTCCTTGCTTCAAGCGAGGACGATGGCGATCGGCTTCTGCGCCTAGCGGTCCAAACACACCTCGAAGTCAGCGCAATGTGGGACGGCCTGGATGCCTTCGCGCTCGAGGTTGTGCCCACGCTCCGGGCCATCTACCGACGCATCGTTCCGCCACCGACGGGCGTCTGGTCAATCAACTCGCGTGGCACGCATTTCAGTGGGAGATCACCAATGGGCAGCTCGATCCAGGAAGGCTTCGGCATCGACGGCACGTTCCAGCCGACCGATGCACTCGGCGAGAACGACACCCAGGCGAAGGTCGCGTTCACGTCCGACAATCCGGCAGCGATTACCGTCGTTGACAACGGCGATGCGGCTGCACCCTTCGGCTTCAAGGCCGATGTCACCGCCGGCGCGACTGCCGGTCTGACGGGCAACGTCGTGGCCACCGTGACCGATCCGGACGGCGCCTCGGTGCCGGTTTCGTACGCGATCATCGTGCTCGCGGGCGATGCAACCGGCGGCACGTTCACCGCCGGCGCACAGCGCGCGACCGTCGCGGCTCCGGCAGCCGGGGCATCGCCGGCCAGCCCGGCATCGCCGGCCTCACCGGCCACCAGCTAGGCCCCAAATCGGGGTTGATGTAGAGGAGAGAACGAAATGGCAGACCAGCCGTCAAATCCGGGCGACCGGGGTAACAACCCGGCTCCGACGGGCAATCCCGGCGACAAGGGCAATCAGGGCGACAAGGGCAACACCGGCGACAAGGGCACTCGGGGTCCGGCTGGCCCGGCTGCACCCGCCCCCAAGCAGTAACCAATCGGGGCGATCTCGATGACGACTCGGGGTCGCCCCGGACCCATCCCAGAAGGAGCGGCACATGACTGAAGACCTCCGGCCACTCGACAACGCGCTCGATCGGCTGGGCTCGGACCTCGCCACAGGGGCAAAGGACGTCGACGCGAAGCTCGATCCCCAGCCTAACGTCGAGGATCTGACCGCCAAGGCGACCGCTGCCGATGCCGCAGTCAACGCGATCGACGACAGTGCGAAGGCAACGCCGCAGCGCAGCCGCGGGCACGTCTAGCCTCGTGAGCACCTGGGGGTTGTTCGTGGTCGACCCGGGCGTCGCGCCGCCTCGGTGCCCTCCGGCTGGACACCGGGAGACGCACGTGGCGCCCTGCGACGAGACAGGACTCCTGCTGCCGACGCACCTCCTGTATGCGGGCTGCCCATGCCGGCCGGCGGTGGTTCGGGATGGCCCGCTGGACGACCCGATCTTCAGCCACATGGAGCCGACGCATCCGGGCGCCGACCAGGTGCTCGCGTCGTGAGCAAGCGGCCGGTGCTCGGCTAGATGTGGCCCTCCTCACGCCGTGCCTCGGCACTCTCAGCGAGCCTTGCGGCCGGCCATCGCCGCGTGGTGGCTGCCCGCGCCATCGACGTGAGCGCGAGCGCGCCCGCCACAACTCGGCCTATGACTCGGCCCAATATCGGCTCTTTCGGGGTCGATTACTCGCCGAGCACCGGGCCCGATTCGGGGCTTGGTGCCCAGGCGATGGGCCCGAGCATCCCGGCCATGCCAGCGACGACCTCACCCTTGACCATCCGGACGCGCTCGTGATGGGCGGCGCGCTGCTCGATCCGGCAAATGCTCGGGTGCTGTGCGGCGCTCGTAACTACGCGCTTGGCGGGCGGATCGGGACGCGCTGATGCCTGACGTTCACTACCCCCATGGCTTTACCTGCTCCGAGTGTGGCCTGACCCATCCAGCGGGCCATTTCGAGGCGACCGATAGCTTCGCGCACGATCAGCGATGGCGCGCGGCCTACGATAGGTGGGCTTCTCGACCGGAGTCTCGACGGCCTCTGTCTCTGCCGCCCGACTCCACATTTGAGACAGACCTCCGGGCCGCACTGGAGGAAGCTCGGTGGCAGGCGTGGTGCGAGTACGCCGGTTGGCCGTGGTGCTAATGGACGAACATCCCCACCACCGCCAGGAAGGCCCGCGCTCCGAGCCCCAGCTCAACGGGTGCCGTAGCCTTGCCGGCGAGGTTTGCAATGCGGTACGGGATCACCTCGGGCGCCGGACCCTGCGCCCGCCAGTGGTCGGCCAGGGCATTGATCTCGCGGTCACTGACATAGACGCCTTGCAGCCGGATCGGATGCGGCGCCGTGGCGGGCTGATAGAGCATGTCGCCCCGACCGACGAGATCCTCCGCGCCGGCACTGTCGAGGATCGTCCGGGAGTCGACGTTGCTGGTCATGGCGAAGGCAATCCTCGCGGGAAAGTTGGCTTTGATCGTGCCGGTCACGACGTTGACCGACGGGCGCTGAGTGGCGAGGATCAGGTGGATCCCGGTCGCCCGCGCCTTCTGGGCGAGCCTGGTCAAGGGCAGCTCGAGACCCTTGCCGCGCATGACCAGATCGGCCAGCTCATCGACCACCACGACGATATAGGGCAGCCGCTCATGGCCGGCGTTGTAGGCCTCGAGGTTGCGCACCTCGGCGCCGGCGAGGAGGGCGTAGCGGCGCTCCATCTCGGCGACCAGCCAGCCAAGCGCGGCCTTGGCGTCGGCGGGTTCGGTGATGACCGGGCCGAGCAGCTGCGGGATGTCGTGGTAGGCCGCGAGCTCAACACGCTTCATGTCGACGAGCAGCAGGCGCAGCTCGGCCGGGCTTGTGCGCAGGAGCAGGCTGGACAGGATCGCGTTGACCATGACCGACTTGCCGGAACCGGTCGCGCCCGCGATCAGCAGGTGAGGCATGCCCGCGAGATCGCCCGAGCGGATGATGCCCGCGACATCGGCCCCCAGCGGGATCGTCAGGGTCGAGGCAGCAGGGCCGATGGCGGCTTGGCGCAGGGTAACGACGGCCGGGCGCGCGTTCGGGACCTCGATGCCGACCGCATGCCGTCCAGCAATCGGAACCTCCACCCGGACGGAAGCCGCAGCGAGGGCCACGGCGAGATCCGGCGCGACCAGGCGGATCCTCGAGACCCGCGTACCTGGGGCCGGTTCGATCTCGTAGCGGGTGACCACGGGCCCGACCTCGGCGCGCCTGACCGTCACCGGCAGGCCCAGCGCCTCGAGCGTGTCCGTGATCGTCACGAAGGCCGCGGCGATCCCATCGACGCCGCTAGCAGGCACGGCAGCGTCCAGCAGATCGAGCGGGGGCAGCGTCCAGGCGTTCATGGTTCAGCGCTGCCATTCGGCGCGGCCGAGCAGGCTGGACCGGAGCAGGTAGATATAGCGGGCGGAGCTCCAGGACTTGCGCCGGGCCTCGACCGTCCAGCGCATCCACGCGCCGACGTACTGGACGTGGACCTGATAGCCGTCGATCGCGTCGGCGGCCGCCGCGGCGTCCTCGCGGTACAGGAACGTCCGCACGCTCGTGACGGGCTCGGGTCCATCGGGCCCGACCTTGTGGCCGATCGGGCGGCGCGTCCAGGTGCGGCCGTCGGCGTCGCGGGTGAAGTTGGGGCGGGTCTCGGTCGTCATCGTTCGGATCCTCTAGCTTCTCGATCGGCTCACAATCGGCCGGCCGCTGTAGAGGCGCACTCGGCCCCTACAGTGGCGGGCGGAGTGTCAATCCCAGTACGGCTCGCCGATGCGCGACGGGACGCGGCCCTCGGCGCGGTCGACGTACTCGGTCCGGTAATCCAGGCCGGCAGGGATCGAAACGCCTTGCTGGTGCACCTTGTCCAGCCCGAGCGCAGTCCCGAGCGTCGCTCGGTCGATGTCGTTCAGGCAGCCATATTCGGTGCGCCGGGCCGGCGGCGCGCTAATCCGAATCCAGCCCCAGGACGTCCCGCGGCCGCCGGTGACGGACCAGGCGCGGCCGGTCCGCCGGCGCAGGGCCGAGCGGATCGCGGCGATGGCGGAATCTCGATCGGTCATGGCTTAGGCTCCCTTCAGCGCGGCGAGCCGCTCGCGCTGCTTGCTGATGCTGCCGGACAGGTTCCCGGTCGCGTAGGCCGGGAACGCGCCGTCGGCCCGCAGCTGGTACGGGCAGTGGCGCGCGATACTGGCCAGATCGGCCCGCTGGCGGTCGTCCAGCAGCGCAAGGTCGCCGACGTGCTGGGCCGGATCGGCCTTGTGCGCCTTGCGAGCGCTCGCGTTGTAGGCGGTAATCCGGGCGCGTTCGGCCTCGAGTTCGGCGATCCGCTCGGCCAGGCGCGCGACGGCGTCCGGATCGTCGGAATAGATCGCGTGTCCGGCGGCCGCCTCGATGTTGTCGGCTCGCGAGCGCATGGCCGCGGCCTTGTCGGCGTGGTCTATCCCGGCGCGCATGCCGGCGTGGATCCGGTCCTGATCGCGCCGAGCTCGGCGCTCCGAATGGTGGCCGACGAGGATCGGCTGGCCGAACGGGATTCCATCCGCGATCGCATCGACCGCGGCGAAGCTCGCCGAGCTCCGGATCTCGCGCTTGTCGGCCCATCCGCGCAAGCGCTCGGCTCGAGCGGCTCGACGATCTCGATAGGTCATCTCGATGATCCTCCTGATACGGTGGTCGGTCGGTCGACCGGCCGCGGAGGACGCCGACTGCCGGCGCCTACCGTGGCGGGTGGAACGCTAGACGGCCGCCAGGACGGCCGACCGCGCGCCGGCGGCGCAGTCGGGCCGCTTGACGCGATGCCACTCGGCGCCGGCACCGGATTGGCGGAACGTCTGCCCGCATCGGGCGCACGTCGGCCGGCTGGACGGCTGGACAACGGTCAGGACGGGCGCCAGGACGGCCGGAGCGGGCGCCAGGGCAAGGTAAGCGGCGATCTGCTCGGCGCGGTACTGCGCCTCAACCTCGGCGCGCTGCTCTGGCGTTCCGATGTCCGGCCGTATCCACTGGTACGGCGCCAGGATGAGACCGGCCGGAACGTCCAGGACGGCCGGAGCGGGCTGGACGGCCTCGGGCTCGACTACGGGCGCCAGGACGGCCGGAGCGGGCTCGGGCGCCGTGTCGGGATAGCGGTGCGCGCCGTCGTGGCCATCGAGTCCGGCATTGCACCGGATGGGCGGGACGCCGTTCGTGTGCAGGTAGAAGTAGCAGGGCTGGACGGTCGGATAGTGGTGCGCGCCCTTGTGACCGATGGGGCCTGCATCGCACGCTTCATCGCCTACGGTGTACAGGCAAGGCTGGACGGGCTCGTCGATTGCCTCGAGCTCGACTACGGGCTCGTGGTGCACGTAGACGGCATGTGGGCCCGGATGGCCGGTCGTGCCAGCCGTGCACTGGCTCGAGCCGATGGTAACGGCGCAAGCGTTCCAGGCCTCGACCGGCGCGTCCAGGACCGGCGCGACGGGCTCCGGCTCGGCGATGGGCGCCGGAGCGTCCAGGACCGGCGCCGGCACGATGTCAACGTGCCGGTACTCGGCGACCGTGGTACCGCTAACGATGACCGCGACGGCCTCGGGCTCGGCGACTACGGGCGCGCCGACCGCGTGCATGCGACAAGCGGCCGCCGGCGTGCAATCTCCGCGCCGGTAGTCGACCGAACAGTCTCGGCCGGTGCGCGCGACGGGCGCGCCGGCCGGCTGGACGGGCGCAAGCGGGCCCGAGACCGGGATACCGTCAACGTACGTAGTCGCGCTGATATCGCGCGCCAGCTGGTACCCGTAGTCGTATGGCGCGCCACAGATGACGCATGCGAGCCCCGGATACCAGTCCTGACCGCGTACGGTCGGCTGGTAGTCATGGGCGCACGGCTCGGCGACCACGTCCAGGACGGGCGCCGGTGCATCGGCCGATGCGATCGGGCCCGATGCGGCCATAGCGGCCGCGGCCAGGTCGACCGTGGCATAGGTGTCAGTCTCGTACATCGACGCGTACGAGACTGGCCACCATTCTCGGCCGGCTCGTCGACCGTCCGTCATCACTGGGCGCGACAATGGCGCCCGGCAGACGCTCGAGCCGACGGTATAGACCTCGCAGAGACCGCCCTCGAGCGTCCAGGTATAGCCGAGATGCCCGGCCGAGCGCTCGGGCTCGGGCTGGACGTTCTGGACCGGCTCGGGCGCCTGTGCGACGGTCAGGTCGACCACGTCCGCGCGGAGGACGGGCCGCAGGATGCCAATCCGGTCGAGCTCGCGACGTCGCGACGCGCGAATCGCGGGCGACGCCTTGCGAACCTTGACGGGCGCGACTACGGGCGCCGGATCGACGATGTATCCCGGGCTGGCCGGACCGGTGCAATACGTGCCGGCGCCGGCATTGTCGGCCGTGGCAGTTTCGAGCGGGCCCGCGGCGATGTACCGGATTCCGGCCGAGTCAGGAGCAGTCAACGCGCGACTACGGGCGCCGTTCTGCTTGCGAGCGTAGAGCTCGGCCGACATCCGCGCGACTGCTGCCCGGTCCTCGGCGGAGCGCTCGGGCGCGGGCCCGCCCATCCCGTGCAGGTGGATGGGATAGGACGAGCCACAGAAGGCCGTATTAGCCTTCCGGCATACCGGCTGGACGACTGGCGCGCCGTTCTGGTAGTCGATGGGAATCTCCCAGCGCGCATGCGATCCGTCAGCCGGCCGAGCCGCGGAGCGCTCGAGCTCGAGCGTATGGTGCTCGGCGGCCGCTGCTACCAGATGGTCGGCAAACGCGCGCATATCCTCCGCGCGCCCGGGCTCATCGTCGATGCAAAGCCAGCCGTTCGAGGGGTAGGCGTGCGGGACGTGCGTGGTGCATGGTGCGTGCTTCGCGCCGGTGGGCATCTTGTGGTAGGTGGTGGCCATGGGTGGTCCTCCGTGTGGTGCGAACGTAGTGATACCACCATACACCTGCCAGGACCACTGTCAAGAGGTTATCAGGAGAACCCCGGCCGAGTCTCTAAGTCTTGTGTATACCCGTCGGCCGGGGAGTCTCGAGCCAGGTCGCCACGTCGGGCCAGGAATACAGAGCGCCCATCGCAAGCACGACCACGGGCGCCGGGAAGTCCGGATGACGCATGCGCCATTGGTGCACCGTGGTCCTGCTCACGCGCGCACGTTGTGCGAGCTCATGCGCGCCCACCAGGTCGGACGACAGGAGCGCGCGAGGCGTACGGAGAGCATCGGTCATGTCAGGGAGTCTACACCGGGGGGGGAGGCTTGTCAACGTGCTTGCGCGCCTCCGCCCAGCACCCTCGGCTACCCCGCAACGATTGTGTACGGGACTGGGGTCATCCAGTGAAAATCTGCACGAAATGCAGCCGGTCATTCACCTCGCGCCGTCATTGGTGCCACCCGTTGAGGGCACAGCCGGCCTCTTGCGCAGGCTGCGGTGGATCGATGCCGGCCCGGGCGCCAAGAGCCAATCCGCGAAAATGGTGCAGCGACCGGTGCGCCCAGGCGGGGTTCCGGAGAAAGCAGCCGGGATATCGAAACTGGCAACCCGTCCCTGATCGCTGCTCGGAATGTTTACAGCCGATGGAGTCTCGAAAGAAGAGCGGCGGGCGTCCACAGATCTATTGCTCGCGAGCCTGCAACAACCGGGCCAAGGCCCGTTCTTATCAGGCGCGATCGCGGGCCGCCGTGCGGGGGACGCCCTATACACGGGCCGAGATTGCCAGGCGCGATGGTGGCGAATGTCATCTGTGTGGGTTGCGGGTCGATCTTTCACTGAGCGGGCATCATCAAATGGGTCCAACCATCGACCACGTCATCCCGCTATCTCTCGGGGGCGTCGATGGCGCCGAGAACGTCGCCCTGGCGCATTGGATCTGCAATGCCCGCCGCGGGGCCCGACCAATCGAGGTGGCAGCCTGATGGCCGGCCGCGGGCCAGCTCCGAAAGTCGTCCGGCGCCGTCGGAACACCCCGGCTCGAGGGGAGTGGCAACCAGCTCCGGGCGCTGGATGGCGCTTCGGCGAGCCTCCTCCTCCTCCAACGCGGCTCCTGACAACGACCCGGGCAGTTTGGAACGGCTGGTTTCATGGTTGGTGGGCATCAAACTGGACGCCTGAATATCTAAGCCAGATCATCATCGCCATCCGGCTCTACGACGAGTTCCTCCGGGGGGATTCCCGAGTCGCCACCGAACTCCGACAAGCAATGGATGGCATCGGTGTCACTTGGCGAGGTCAGCAAGATCGGCGCTGGGCGCCGCCCAAGGCCGACGAGCAGGCTCCTGCCGCGGTTGCCTCGGGTAGCCAGTACGCCGGACTGCGGGTGGTCGGGCAATGACCCTCGCCCTCGCTCCCCGGGCTACCGTCCGCCACCGCACGCGGGGCTGGCGTGGGCCGACCGAAGCGCGACCGTTCCCGAGCCTCGGCTGGGCGATCCTCGACTGGACCTACGCCTATCTGCCCAGTCCAGCGGATGAGAAGAAGCCGCTGATCTACACCGATGAGCAGGCTCGCCGGATCGTGCGCTGGTACGAGGTCGATCCGGTCACCTGCGAGTTCCCCTGGCTGCGGCTGGTCCTCGAGGAGGCCAAGGGCTACGGCAAGAGCCCGTTCGCAGGGTCGCTCGACATCATCGACTTCGTTGGTCCTGCCTGCTTCGACGGCTGGGATGCCGATGGTGAGCCGGTTGGGGTGCCGTGGGGCACGGGGGAACGTCCGACGCCCTGGATCCAGGTCGCCGCGGTCAGCGAGGACCAGACCGAAAACACGTACGGAGCGATGTATTCGCTGCTCGCGGCCAATGATGGCCGGGCCGCCGATGAGCTGCGGATCGATCTCGGGCGGACACGTCTGTACCTGCGCGATCGCCCCGGCCGCCTCGAGCCGGTGACGGCCTCGGCGGGTTCACGCGAAGGCCAGCGCCTCACCAAGGTCACCGCCGACGAGACATGGCTATGGAACCCGCGCAACGGCGGTACGAAGCTCATTCGCACCCTCCGCCGCAACGTCGCCAAGATGGGCGGTCGGAGCGTCGAGACGACGAACGCGCCGATTCTCGGCGAGCGCTCCGTGGCGGAGCAGTCCGACCCCGACCGCCCCGATCCGGGCGTCCTCCACTATGCCCGCCGGCCTCCGGTCGAGCCCGATCCGAACTGGCCCGACGAACGACTTCTGGTGACGCTGCGGACCATCTACGACGACGCGCCATGGAGCGACCCGCCCCGTCTTCTGCGCGAGATGCGCGATCCGGCGACGCCCTGGGAGGACGCGCTCCAGTTCTGGTTCAACATCCGCACCTCGGGCGCCGGGCGAGCGGTCGACCCGCGGCTGTGGGATGCTCGCAAGGCAACCGTCGAGGTCCCGGCGAAAGCCCGGATCGGCATCGGCTTCGACGGCTCGATCAGCCAGGATGCGACGGTCATCCGGGCCTGCACCCCCGACGGCTATAGCTTCAAGATCGCCGAATGGGAGCGTCCGGTCGGGCCTGAGCTCGCCCGCTGGCTGGCCGAGCACAGGGGCGAAACCGACTGGTCGGTCACGCGCTCCGAAGTCCACCAGGCGGTGGCCGAGACGTTCGCCACCTACGACGTCGGTCTGATGCTGTGCGACACGCCTCGCTGGTACACCGAGATCGAGAGCTGGGCGACGCTCTACGGCGCCGAAGTCGTGCTCGCCTTTGACACGAACAAGGCATTCCGCTTCGCGCCCGCGGTTGATCGCTGGCTGACTGGGTTGCGCGAGGGCACTCACACCCACGACGGTGATCCGCTGGTCGACCGGCACGTGAAGGCAGCCCACCTGCGCAAGGTCCGCCTCGCCGATCAGGAGGAGGACGGCCGGACCAAGTACGTGCTGGTCAAGGGCGACGACCACGGCCGGATCGACGGCGCGGTGGCAGATGTGCTCGCCTATCAGGCCGCGATGACCCTCCCCGAGCCCGTCGAGACGATGGGCCCGCCACTGTTCGCATTCCGATGAGCAAACTTCTCATCTTCAAGAGATGGCATTCCTGCCAGGTCTGCCATGGAATCGGCCAGCATGGTGATTGGTGCCACTGGTGGATGCGCGTCCGCGAGCAGTTCGCATGGCTTTGGCGATGACTCCGTTGACCGCCTCGACGCTGCCGCCGGAGAGCCGTCTGCGCCTTGCGCTTCTGGCGCCACTCCGCGCTCTCGCGGGCCTCAATGCGTTCGAGCGTGTCTTCTACGGTGGGATCGTGCTCCTTGGACTCGGTCTCGCGCTGATCTGGCCGCCGCTCGGGCTCATCGTGCCCGGCGCCGCGCTGACTCTCGTGGCATTCATCCTGCAACTGGTGAGGAAAGCCTGATGGGCGCTCTCGCACAACTGACTCGTCCCCGCGGAGAGATGGTTCGCTCGGCACCTCCGGGCAACACGATCAGTCTCGATGACTGGGCGGCGCTTCTTGAATCCAACGGCTTGCTCTTCACCCAGACCCTCCAGGGCAAGATCGAGCAGATCGAGAACAGCTTCCCAGGCTTCATCAGCGCGGCCTACAAGAGCAACACGGCGGTGTACGCGCTCGAGATGGTCCGCTTCCTGCTCTTCTCCGAGGCCCGTTTCCAGTTCCAGCGGCTCGAGAACGGCCGACCGACCGACCTGTTCAGCACATCCGAACTGGCGATTCTGGAGACTCCCTGGCCGAACGGCACGACCGGTGACCTCCTCTCGCGCTTGCTGCTGTACTCCGACTTCGCGGGCAACGCCTATGCCGTCCGCCGGATGGGCCGGATGGGCCGGATGGGCCGGCTGGCCAAGCCAGTCATCAAACTGCCGCGTCCAGATTGGATGTGGATCGTCATTGGCACGAACAGCAGCGACTTCACGCCTGACATGGAAGCAGGCTCCGACCCCTGGGACATTGACGCCGAGATCATCGGCTACCAGTACCACCCAGGCGGCATCGGCTACGGGACGCCGATCAACCTGTTGCCTGAGACGGTCGCCCACTACGCCCCGATCCCGGATCCGCTGGCGCGCTACCGGGGCATGAGCTGGATGACCCCGGTCATCCGCGAGATCGAAGCCGATAGCTCCGCGACCGCGCACAAACTGTCCTTCTTTAGGAATGGCGCGACGGTCAACAGCGTCGTCACGGTCAACAACCCGATGATTAAGAGCGCCGACGACATGAGCACCTGGATCGACCTGTTCGAGGCCGAACACAAGGGCGCCACGAATGCGTATCGGACGCTGTACCTCGCCAATGGCGCCGACATGAAGCCGGTCGGAAGCAACATGCAGCAGATGGATTTCAGCAAAACGCAAGGGGCCGGCGAGTCGCGCCTTGCTGCGGCGGCAGGAGTTCCGGCGGCGATCGTGGGCTTTTCCGAGGGCCTCTCGGGTAGCTCGCTCAACGCCGGCAACTACCAAGCGGCCAAGCGCCGGCTGGCTGACGGAACGATGCGGCCGTTATGGCGAAACGTCGCGGGCTCGCTGGCCACGATCATCAACGTCCCCGGCGGTGCCCGTCTGTGGTACGACGATCGAGATATCCCGTTCCTGGCTGAGGACAAGAAGGATCGGGCCGAGATCTTCAACCTGAAGGCGACCGGGGTCCGGACTCTCTTCGACGCCGGGTACAAGGTCGATGCAATCATCCTCGCGGCCGACAATGATGACCTTGCGCTACTGGTCGGCCAGCACACGGGACTCTTCAGTGTCCAAACCCAAGCCCCAGGCGGCATGAAGATGCCTCTGGGCGAGGTTCCGCCCGAGACTCCGGTCGAGGGTCCTGGCACGAAGCCCGTCGAGATCCCGACCGGCGACACCTCCACCAAACCCGTCACCGGGACCGAGGGCGGCGGCTCGCAGCCATCCACAAAGCCCATCACCGGGCGTCCGGTGCGCTCGGAATCCAGCATCGACGAGCAGTTCCGCTGCTCCGGCGTCCTCGCTTCGGGGCGGCGCTGCAACCACCTGCTCGCTGAATCATCGCCGCCGGGCCTCCGGATCACCTGTCGCTGTGGCACGCTCAACGAGATCGAACGGTTGAGCGAAGCTCGGTATCTCGAACGAGCAGAGCTCGTTGCTCCTGCCGAGCCGGCCGTCCAGATCATCCGGATCGAGCCAAGCGCGGTGCCTGACATCGACATCGCCGCGATCGTCGAGGCGGCTCGCTCCCCTGCCCCGGACTTCGGTCCGTTGATCGAGGCACTCCGGGCAAACCAGCCCGACCCGCCGATCGTGCGTTTCGAGGAAGGTGCGATCCACGTCGAGGTCCACGCTCCTGAACCCGCGTCGGTGACGATCGCCGAGGGTGCCTTCCGGGTCGAGGCACCCGATCGCACGGGTCCCGAGGTTGTTGAACTTGACTGGGATGACGACGGGCATGTCATCGGAGTGCGGACGAAGTGACCCTGGCCGAGTCGGTCGCTGCCGCGGCGATCGCACAGCCACGCCCGGGTCCCGAAGGGCCAATCGGTCCAGAGGGTCCGGGTGGGCGCGACGGCGGTGACGGACCGCAAGGGCCGCAGGGCGATATCGGCCCGATGGGACCGGAGGGTCCGACCGGTCCGCAGGGCGAGCAGGGGCCCGAAGGTCCGGCCGGGATCGATGGAACGCCCGGCGGCCCGCGCGGCCTTCAAGGCATCGCGGGGCTCGAGGGGCCGATCGGACCAGCGGGTGATGTCGGGCCCAAGGGTGACACCGGACCGATTGGCCCAACTGGACCGACCGGAGTCACTGGACCACAGGGGATCATGGGCGCCGGTGGTCCGAAGGGCACCGATGGCCGCGACGGCGTTGATGGAGCATCTGGACCGAAGGGCCCTACCGGCGCGACCGGTCCGCGTGGCCTGGACGGTCAACTCATCGGCGGTGGCGGCGGCGGTGGCGTAGCGGTCGACAACTCCGGCGTGGCCGTCAATGGCGGCAAGGTCGTCGGTGAGATCGACTTTTCCACCGGCCTATCCGCAGTTCAGAGCGGCGCCAAGGTCGTCGTCACGGCATCCGGGGGTGGTGGCGGTGGCGCCATCTCCGTCACCGACGGCAGCACCACCGTCAACCCAGCCACGACGCTCACCCTACCGGCAGGCTCGGTCACCGATGGCGGCGGCGGGGATGCGGTCGTGGCGATCCCGGCGTCTGGCGTGGTCGTCAGTCCCACCGTCGCAGGGCAGACCGACGTACAGGCGGCGCTGACGGTTGAGCAGGCCGAGATCGTCTCGATCGGCCTTGTCACGGCGAGGGTAACGCAGACAGACGGCCAGACCCTCACCGATGTGGACTTCGACATCGGGTCGCAGTGGACTGAGCCGCTCATTCACTACGACATCGAATACCTTGCTCTCACGGCGACCCGCACAGTGACGCTGCCCGATACGAATATCGTCAGCTTTACAAACTCGGCCCTGTTTTCGTTCACCGACTTTGCGGGTGATTGCTCGGCGACGATACGGCTCAAGATCGTCTGCGCCGGTAGCGACGTCATCATCAACGCCGGCGCTGGCCCCGCTCCAGCGACCGAATATGACCTAGTGACGCCCTACGCCACGCTGCTCATGCGGATCGTGGCGGCGGGCTTCTGGGAAATCTTGGCGTTCGGCGCTCATCAGGCAGCCTACGTCAACCCGCTCACCGCCACGCCTGAGCAGATCGTCAACGCGCTGATTGCGTCCGGTCGAATGGCTGCGGCATGACACAACGCCAGCCGCTGTTCGTCGATGATGGCTCCGGCCACCAAGGTTTCGCCGCGCTCATTACGGCTGACCTGCCGGTTGGTGTTGTCGGGCCAACCGGTCCGACCGGGGCGACCGGAGCCACTGGTGTAACTGGCCCTACTGGTCCTATCGGCGTCAACTGGAAGGGCGCCTGGTCGGGTGCCACGACCTACGTGGCCAACGACGCCGTCTCCCTGGCCGGCTCGAGCTACATCTGCATCCTCGGTCACACGAACCACACGCCGCCAAACGTGACGTATTGGAATGACCTGGCCGACGTCGGCGCCACCGGACCGACAGGGGTGACGGGTGGAACCGGAGCGGCCGGAGCCGTTGGAGCAACAGGCCCGACAGGGGTGACAGGCTCGGCCGGTGCGGTCGGCGCAACGGGACCCACTGGCGTCACCGGTGGAGTCGGAGCGACGGGCGTCACTGGCGGGGCCGGTGCCGTTGGCCCGACGGGGGTAACGGGACCAACTGGTCCGACTGGGGTCACCGGAGGTACTGGGGCCGTAGGTCCGACCGGTCCAACCGGAGTCACTGGTGGCGTGGGAGCAACCGGTCCTACGGGTGCCACGGGAACCGCTGCGCCATCGTCAGGCTTCACGGCGGGTGACTACTATATGCCAGCCGCATCCGCTCTAGCATCGAACGCGCCACCATTGAGCGCCCTGTTAGTCGCTCCATTTCTCGTCGGAGAGACCGCTACCTTCAATATCATCGGTTGCGAGGTGACCGCGTTCGCGACCGCGGGTGGCGTGGTCCGCTTGGGCATCTACGCCGACAATGGTCATGGCCGTCCCGGTGCGCTCGTGCTCGATGCTGGGACTGTCATCTCGACCACACCCAACCAAAACCGTGAGATCATCATAAGCAAGCAACTCACCGCCGGTATCTATTGGCTGGCACTCGATTCGCAGGTGGTCGTCGCATCATTCCGTGCGATGAACCCGAACATCCCGCCGATCAATGTGGGAACCGTTGGCATCGCCCCGGTGAATGCTCACTCTAATGCTTACTACAAGAGCAGCGTCACCGGCGCGTTCCCCGACCCCTACGGCACACCGTCCGGCATCGCGGCCACCTGTGCGCGCGTCTACCTCCGCTGCAACTCGGTCCCATAGTGGCTAGCTACGCCGTCGTGGTTTCATGACGCTTCATCTCGTCGCGCCTTCGCCGCACTCCGAGACGACGCGCGCCTTCGACGTGGACGCCTTCGCCGCTAAGTGCCGCCGATTGGGCTCGATGCTGACGGCGCAGGGTGAGCGGGTCGTGCTCTACGGCGGTCCGGCTAACGAGAGCGTCGTATATGACTTCGTGCCACTCGTGACGCGCGACGAACAGCGCGGCTGGTTCGGTGACTTCGACCCGATGCGCGACGTGTTCAACGCCTTTGACAATCATCATCCGGCCTGGCAGGCGTTCAACACGCGGGCCATCGCTGCCATCCGCGAGCGAGCCGAGCCGGGCGACATCCTGGGCTTGACGATGGGTCTCTCCCACAAGCCGATCGCCGACGCGCTGCCGGAGTTGCTAGCGGTCGAGATGGGCATCGGGTACTCAGGCGTGTTCGCGCCGTACCGCGTGTTCGAGTCCTATGCCTGGATGCACTTTCTCGCCGGCCGCGAACCATCAGACGATGTGCGCTACTTCGATACCGTGATCGGGAATGCCTACGACGCCGACGAGTTCCCGGCAGGTACGGGTTCGGGCGGTTACCACCTTTTCATGGGCCGGTTCACAGCTCGCAAGGGCATCGAGATCGCGGTGGAGGCGACGAAACGGCTGGGCGTGAGGCTCGTTATCGCCGGACCGGGCGAGGACCCAGAGGTATCCGCGTGGCTGGCCCAGAACGATGGGCATGTCGAGCGCGTCGGCAGCGTGACCGGGCCGGAGCGGGCAACCCTCATGGGCGAGGCGACCGCGCTCTGGGCGCCGACGATCTACCTCGAACCGTTCGGCTCGGTCGTGACCGAGGCCATGACGACGGGCACGCCGGTCATCACGACCGACTGGGGCGCCTTCACCGAGACGGTGGCCAATGGGGTCAGCGGGTTCCGCTGCCGGACGCTCGTTGAGTTCGTCGAGGCCGGACGCGCTGTGGAGACGCTCGACCGGACAGGCATCCGCGCCTACGCCTTGAGCCGCTACAGCACAGCCGTGGTGGGGCCGCAGTACGGCGCCTACCTCGCCAAGCTGCGCACGCTCCGCGGCGACGGCTGGTACACGGAGGCTGAGTCGGACTTGACGCGCGTTCCTGTTCCTGCCTAGACTCAGGACCAATCGAATACCGCTCCGACCATCGTTGGTTCATCCACCGGTCGGCGAGCGCTGAAGTTCTCAAACTGTGGGCCTTCGTGCCCCGCGATATTTCGCGGTGCATTGGAGGTCCTTTCTCATGGCCCAGGGATCAATCGGCGGGGTTCCAATCGAGAACCTCCCGGACTCGTCGTTCGCCTACGTCGAGCCCGACCCCGCAGACGACGAGTCCAAAGAGACGCCGGACGTCGAGAGCACAGAAAAAACGCCCGCCCGGCTGCGTCACTTCCCGATCCGTGACGCGCGAGGTAAGGCCGATGAGGCCCATGTCCGCGACGCACTGAGCCGGTTGCCGGGCAACCAGTTCGAGGCCAAGGCCCGGCCCAAGGTCGAGGCGGCGGCGAGGGAACTGGGTATCGGAGCCCCGGCTGCCCGGTCGGTCATGGAGATGCCCGGCACGGTCCCCGCGATGGTCGACCACCTCGAAGCGGCGGCGCCCGATGGCCATGGAGTCAAGGACGAAGGGCATTCCGCAATGCCGCTGCCGACCCTCCAGAAGGACCACCACCTCCTCCACAGTGCCGGGTTCCAGACCCACAGCCACCCGGGCAGTTCATTCGGTCGGTCGGAAGCGACGCTCGAGGATCTGCCGCGCGAGGATCTCGTGCGCGCCCTGCCGCCGTTCCTCACCTACTCCGATGGTGAGGCTGTGCGATCGATCGATCTGCTGCCGAGTCAGGGCCCGACGACGCCCCAGGGCACGCTGTACGGCCGTTTCGCGGTCTTCGACACCTGGACCGAGGTTCGCTCGTCGCGCGAGGGCCACTTCATGGAGCGCACCGGCGAAGGCGCGTTCCGCAAGACCCTGGCCGAGAAGCGGCCGCCGATCATCTTCAACCATGGCTGGGATCCCCAGCTCGGTCTCAAACCGATCGCGCCGACGGACGACATCGGGACGGACCAGCGTGGTGGCTACTACCGCGGTGCGTTGCTCGATGGGGTGCCACCCCTGGTCGTGTCGGGTCTGCGCGCCGGGCTCTATGGCTCTTCGTTTCGCTTCTCCATGACCAAGCCGCCGGAGGTGAGCGCCCGACCACGCTCATCGGACTACAACCCCAAGGGCCTGCCCGAGATCACCCTGCGCGAGGCGGCGATCAAGGAGGTGGGCCCGGGCATGTTCCCGGTCTACGCCGGAACGAGCGCAACCGTTCGTTCGGAGACCGACGACTTCCTGCTCAATCGCTTCGACGATCCGGAGCTCTACGCGTTCATTGCACGGCGTGCCGCTGCACTCCCCCATGACGAAGCCGGGGAAACCCACTCCGCCGAGGTGAGCCGCTCAAGCCCGCAGGCAGACGTCCCAGCTCGATTCCGCTCGCGTGACGAGTGGCTCGACTACCTCAAGGCCAAGGAGCACAAATGGACATGACGGATCTCGACGCGTTTAGGAGCGTCGAGGAATACGCGACCTACCAGACCAATGTCAAGGCTCGGACCAAGGAACTCGACGCCCAGTACGTCGGGCAGCCGTTCCCCGAGGCAGTCCGCAGTGAGTGGGCCACGCTCAACGACATCGACACCGAGATCAACGCCCGGGTGACCGAGCTGAAGTCTCGACTCGGCCGGATCAGCGAACTGGCCAAGAACGATGCGCACGTCGAGCGCAGCGAGCAGCCGCGCGAGCGTGCCGGCTCGAGCATCTCAGGCTCCCGGGTGCCCGAGGACATCTACGCCCTCGACCAGTACCGGAGCCTCAGCAACTCCGAGGAGGGGATGGGCCAGTCGCTCATCGATGGCGCCCTCAAGGCGATCGATCGGGCCATCTTCCCGCACGAGCGGGCCGACCAGGACAAGACCCGTTCGGATCTGGTCAAGCTCTTCACGAAGGTGGACGATCCAGCGAAGCTCGCCCGCCATATCCTCGCGACCGGCTCCCCGGTCTACGGCCGAGCCGTCTTGAAGTACGCCGGTCAGCGTGACCTGTACCCCGAGGAGCAGCGAGCCCTCGGTGGCCAGGTCCGAGCCCAGACGTTGGGCACCGACACCTCGGGCGGCTATGCCGTTCCATTTCAGTTGGATCCGACGTTGATCCTCACCAGCGATGGTCAGGTCAACCCGCTTCGCCAGATCTCTCGCGTCGAGCGGATCACCGGCAAGGCATGGGAGGGCGTGACCTCGGCTGGGGTCAACGCTCACTACGCGGGATCCGATGAGCTGCATGAAGCTGCCGAGACCGACCTCGCCCTGGCGCAGCCGACCGTCACGACCGTGCTGGCCGATGTGTTCATCCCTTTCAGCATCACGTTGGAGCTGGCATGGGGAGCGCTCCAGGCCGACCTGGCGATGGTGATCCAGGATGCCAAGGACCGCCTCGAGGCGGACAAGTTCATCACCGGCACCGGAGTCGGTGAGCCCCACGGGCTCGTCCGGACCCTGAGCCCTTCGATGAACGTGTTCACCGGCGGATCGTTCGGCGTCGAGGACATCTTCAATCTCGAGACCAGCGACAACGGCCTGCCGCCCCGCTTCCGGCCCCGCGGTTCATACCTCGGCAACAAGGCGGTCTTCAACGCCATCCGGATGATGTCGGTTGGCACGGTCGGCCAGGGGTCGGTGTGGGTTCCCGGCATCGCCGGCGATCGCCCGCCAACCCTCAACGGCTACAACGCCTACGAAGACTCGGGCATGGATGCCAACCTTGCCGCGGGCAACGACATCCTCGTCCTGGGTGACTTCAACTACTTCCTGATCGCAGACCGCATCGGTCTCACGATCGAGGTGGTGCCCCACGTGTTCGGCCCCAACCAGAGGCCCACGAACCAGAGGGGCGTGTACGCCTATTGGATGAACAACACCCTCATCCTCTCGGACAACGCGTTCCGCAAGCTCCGCACAGGCACCGGCAGCTAGCCCGATCTAGCCGTTCATCCAACAAGGCGCCCGAGTTCGACAAGGGCTCGGGCGCCTTAGTTCACGGAGGCAATCCATGGCCAAGCGGTCAACCCCCGAAATCCTGGCGGCCAAGAGTTCGTTCTGGACGACGCGCCACGGCGACCAGGTTCTCGTCAACGAGCGCGACATGGGCTACGTGACCGACCCGCTGGTCATCGCCAACCCGAAGATGTTCGTGCCGCTCCCCATCCGCTTCGCCGAAGGGGCCGAGGCTGAGGAGGTTTTGCTCCCTCACGCTGTTGAGCCCAAGTTCAAGGTGGAGCGCGTCCGGGCATGAAGAAGCCCTTATCAGACCTCCGGAGCGACGGCACTATTTCAGCCGTTAGGCCCGGATCGGTAACAGACCCGGTTCCATCCGGAGGCCTGATAAGGGCTCGCCCGGAGTATACCGAGCGGAGTCAAGCATGAGCCTGCTCTCACTCGAGGAGTTCCGGGCGCGCGTCACGACGTCACTCTCAGACGCCGGGATCACCTCTGCCCTCGAGTCGGCCGAGGAGGAGATCCTCGACTACGCCGGACCGCCCGGAGACGTGACCGAGCATTTCGCCGGCGGCCACAACCAGGTCATGCTCGGCAAGCGCGCCTCGATGATCGTGCGCGCATCCGAGTACGTCGGGATGCTGCGCTTCGACCTCGACCACGAGGACTACGAACTGTCTGCCTCGGGGAACGTGGTCCGGCGCTTGATCGGCGGCCCAAACCCATGTCGCTACTGGCGCCCGAACAACTATCCCGAAACGCTGTACCCAGCGTCGAGCCTGTTCGCGTCTGGCTCGTTCCCGGTGCTCTCGGTCCTCTCGGTCGAGGGCTACGTGGAGATCGTCTATGAGCCCTACTCGGGCATCGGGCTGCGCAAGGCCGTCCAGGCCGAGCTCGTCGCGCTCGATCTCGGGATCACCAACCCAGGTGCCCGGACGTCGGAGCGGATCGGTGAGTGGACGGAGACGTTCAACGCGAACTCGACGCCACTGACGGCCAACGGCCGACGGCTCGATGCGCTGGCCCGGCTCAATCCTCCGACCCTCGTCTACTGGTCCGGTAGCGGTCGCTCAGCGGTGCCTGGGCCGCGCGGCTCGTGACGATCTACCTGCGCGATCTGTTCAGTCACCTCGACGGTGATGACCTGTACCTGCCCGACCTGCTCTTCACTATCGCCGTGCTTGTCCTCGGCGTCCTGATCGGCTGGGGACTTTGTGCATGGGCTTCGTAGCGTGACGATCGCGGTCTCCATGGGCTTCTACGGCGCCGGCGATCTCGTCGGGCGGGCGGTGCGCTCCGTCCTCGCCCAGACCTACGGCGATGTCCGCGTCATCGTGATCGGCGACGGCGAGAACCCGCCGCTCTCTGGCGTCGGCGATACAAGACTCGAGGTCTACAACCTGCCCGCGAACCGGGGCGCCTACTTCGCGCTCCAGCTCGCCCTGCTGGCGTCGCCCTATCCATGGTTCGCGCCGTTCGGTGCCGATGACTGGGCCGAGCCCGACCACCTAGAGCGCCTAGCGGCCGTCGCTGCGAGAACGCAGGCCGAGTCCATCTCGACGGGCGCCGTCTTCACCAATAGCGGCGAGGTTCACCTCGGGCTGTACGAGGTCGGGCTCTTCGCGCGCAGCCGGATGGTCGCGATCGGTGGCTACAACCCCGCTGAACGGATCGGCCAGGACACGCTGATGATGCAGCTGATGCGGATCACGGGGCCCGTTGCCGCGACGGAGGTGCCCACGTACCACCGGGTCAGGCGCCCGGGCACGCTCACGACTTCAGCCGAGACGGGCTTTGGCTCGGTCGCCCGGGCTGAGATGCGCGCTCGCAATCGGGCCGTGTTCGCGCACTGCTCGCAGCTTCGCGAGCCAGCGTCGATCAAGGCGTATCGCGAGTCCCTCGTGCCGCCGACGCTTGCCGCCGAGCTGGCTGAGCACGTCGAACGACTCTCGGCACTTCTGGGCGCGAGGGCGGCTGCGTGATCGTGGTTATCGTCGGGTTCCTCCTCCTATCGGTCGGCTTCGTCATCGGTGTGGCCGCCGGCGGACGTCGGCAGCGAGAGCTGGACATGCTGCTGCTGGACGGCCTGCTGACCGCAGCGAACGCAGTCGAGCGGCGCACTCCGCCGGATAGCCTGCCGACCTTTGGTCAGCAGCTGTCAACCAGGGGCGCCCCGCCGCCTCCGCGTGACCCCGCATGAGGATCTTCCAGGCGACTTCTGGGGCGGATACTGCCGGCATTTCAGTCGCGATCAAGCGTGCCTTCGCCCGCCACGCGCCCGACTGGCCGATGGACAGCATGATCTCGGGCGGCAACTACATCGCCTATCCGGTCGATGTGCCCTGGTCGCAGCGCGATCTCCAGCGGCTCTACGACGGCGCGGACGTGGTTCACATCCACAACACGCTCCACATCCACAACTGGTACGACGGCGGCCAGCGCAAGCCCTCCGTGCTCCATCACCACGGGATGCACTCGCTCGCGCAGTTCCGCCAGATCGCCGCTGATGCCCGAGCCGCGAAGATCAGCCAGGTCGGTTCGACCCTTGACCTGTGCCTGTTGGAGCCCGACCTCGAATGGCTGCCGGCGCCGGCGAACCTTCCGGAACTGCGCGGGATCCGGAGCAACCTCTACCGACCATCCAAGGTGGTCCGGATCGGACATGCGCCGACGAACCGTTCGATCAAAGGCTCGGACGCATTCGAGCGGGCCATTGTCCAGCTGAAGGCCGAGGGACTGCCGGTCGAGGGCGTCGTGATCGAACGGACGACGTGGGCTGACTGCCTCGCGCGCAAGGCGAACGTGGACATCCTCTTCGACCAGCCGGTGCTTGGCTATGGCAGCAACGCGATCGAAGCCTGGGCGATGGGCATCCCGGTCGTGTCAGGCGTCGCCGATCCGGTGATCCGCAAGGGCATGATCGCGCGCTGGGACCGCCTGCCGTTCTACGAGGCGAACGAGGCAACGCTGGTTGACGGTCTACGGGCGATGCTCGATCCAGCCCTGCGCGAGGAGTACGCAGCGATCGGGACGGCGCACGTCGAACGCTGGCACGACGAGCGGGTGACCGTGGACTTGCTCAAGCGGATGTACGCCTACGCCGCTTCAGCGCCCTCGGTCGCCGGCGGTTCGGCCAAGCGGGTCAGGCAAGCGCCAGCCCCGGTGGTCTACGAGCCGGTCGCCTACTGGCAGGACGCCGGACGCAATCCCGGGGCGCGCGATAGCGAGGCCAACTTCGTCCACACGGACGCGTTCGCCCGCCAGGAGGAGCAGCTCATGGCGCTCCTCGAGGTACGTGACTTCGCCTCGATCCTCGAGGTCGGCTGCGGCTGGGGCCGGATCACGAAGCTCGTCCATGACCGCTGGCCCGACAAGCCATACCACGCCATCGACCTCTCGGGTGAGGCAATCGCATCGGCTCGGCGGAAGGTCACCGGAGTCACGTTCGACGAGACGACGATCCAGGACTTCGAGGCCGACCGCACGTGGGACCTCGTGCTCGCGGTCGAGGCACTGATGCACGTCAAGCCCGACGAGATCGAGGCGGTCATCGCGAAGCTGCTCGCGCTCTCGACGCGCTGCGTCGTGAGCCTCGATTGGTCCGCCTCGCTGGGCAACGCCCCGATCGCGCCTTGGAACTTCCGCCACGACTACGAGGCGATGTACGGGGAACGCCTGGTCAAGACGGAACCGATCGGGCTCCAGTCGATCTACGTGGCCAAGGTCTCGAACCGGCCGGCGGCCCGCAAGGTGCGAGAGTTGGTGCCAGCGTGAAACTCGACATGCTCGGAGAGGAAATCCAGTTCGTTGACCATCTGGCACCGATCTGGCTGGCGCTTCCGGTCGAGTCACGGGGTCGGTTTATGACCCACTTCACATACCTCACGTACGCGCGCTCGCTGGGTATCGACGCGACGACAGCGACTCGGGACGGTGGAGAGGCGATCCTCGTCGCGTCTCTGGGTGACATGCGTCGGGCACAGGCGATGGGCTTTACTCGGATCGCCCGGATTGAACATGGCATCGGCCAGAGTTACGCCGGTGACACTTCGCACCCAATGGCGACGCACGCGTCGTACGCGGGCGGTGAGGGAGCCCGGATGGTCGGGCTCTTCCTCGTGCCCAACGAGCACTCGGCCAAGCGCTGGCAGAGCGCCTACCCGAATGCCCGAGTCGAGATCGTCGGTTGCCCCAAGCTCGACAACCCCCCGGCCTACGAACCCTCCAATCCGCCGATCGTGGGGATCAGCTTCCACTGGAACTGGCACATCCTGCCCGAGACTCGGAGCGCCTTCGAGCAGTACCGGACTGCGGTCGTGGCGCTGAGTAAGACGCACACCGTCCTAGGTCACGCCCACCCCAAGGCTGCGCCGCTCGTGTCGCGCTGGTTCGCGCGCGAGGGGATTCCCTACGCCGAGCACTTCAGTGAGATCGCCGCGAAGGCCGCCGTGTTCGTGGCCGACAACACGAGCTCGCTCTACGAGTTCGCCGCTCTGGGACGCCCGGTCGTGGTCCTGAACGTGCCGACGGTGCCCGGGCAGCCCGGCTACCGGCGCGAGGTGGAGCAGGGTCTTCGCTTCTGGGCGGCGTCGGGCGTCGGCGTGAACTGCGAGACGCCCAGGGACCTGACTGCCTCAGTCGATCGAGCCCTGGCTGATCCACCGGAGCAGCAGGCGGCTCGTGAGGCGGCGCTCGATATCGTGTATGCCTACCGGACCGGAGCAGCAGACCGCGCGGCCGGCGCGCTGCTCGACTGGCTCGCGCAACAGAGCGAGCCTCGCGCGCTTGCCGCCGTTGGAGCGATGAGCCCCAACGAGCGCGTCGAAGCCTACCGGGCGGCCGTCTGATGCCGATCGCGGACCGCTACGTTCATGCGCTCGTCCTCCAGCGTGGGACGTACGCAACGCCCGATCGGACCGGCCACGCGGCGCTCGAGTATCTCCCGGAGAACTTCGTCCCCTTCATGGGCAACATGCAGGAGCGAACCGGGGTCGAGGTGCTTGGGCCCGCGCTGGGCGGGACGATCGTGGCCGATGCGATCTGCTTCGCAGCCCTCGGGCTCCAGGCGGCCGAGAAGGACCGGATCGCCAAGGCCGATGTCATGTACGACGTGGTGTACGCGAAGGCGTTCGACTTTGGCTCAGAGAATGACCACGCCGAGATCCTGTGCCGCTCCGTCCGCTCCGGGCAGTCGGAGCCTGGCTCGTGACCGGCGACGAGGTTACTCAGGTGGCGGCGAACCTTGGTCTCGAGCTTGAGATCGCCAGTCGGATGTCTCCGACGGGTGCCTTGTTCGTCGTGTCGGTAGCACGGGCGCCCGAAGCGGGCTCCTGGTCGATGGTCCCGACCGAGATCGCCGCGGCCAAGGACATTGATGAGGCGATCAGCCGCGCGAAGACGGCGCTCGATCGGATGCAGCCGCGGCTATCGAAGCAGCTCGCCCAGATCCCCGAGCCGATCGAGGACGAGCACATTGTCCAGATGACTGCCGGCGTGTCCAGCGATGGCGTCGTGACGATCCTGCGAGTCGAGCGCGACGGCACGGTGCGCCTGGCGGCTGAGGACATCGAAGCGATCGCCGAGGCGATCTACCGGCGACTACAACCCGAGGCTTGGCATGACGCTTGATCGTCAGTCGCCGGCGTCACCCGCCTGGCTACCACTGCTTCCAAGACTGGTGAGGTTCTTCGCCGAGCGTGTAGTCAGCGTTCGATCGGCAGAAGAGCGCCCAGCCCCAAAAGAGCGCGGCGGGCTCCCACGACCATCCGGCCAGAACGCCGGTGGCCGCTATGTTGCCACCCCACGTGAGCAGGACAGCCACAAAACGCCAGTGTCGTTTGGCAATCCCGAGCGTCATTTACTTCCCCTCCTTCGGCACAGGACGGCTGCGCTCGCGATGACTCTTGATCGTCAGTCGCCAAGCGGACTAGGTCGGGGGGTCATCTCGATGATGCCCACGGCGCGAAACGACATGTCGGTGGTGCCCAGAACCGCATACCTGCCGAGCGGCGAGAAGCCCTCGGGGTCCTTGTTGTCGTCAAAGAGGGTGAGGTCGGCCCAGTGGAAGACAAAGCTGCCCTGGAGACATTGGGGAACGCGGACCTCGAGCGGCTCTCCAGTTACCGGTCGCACGGTGATGACGACCTCCGCAGGCCCCCAATCCACGGTTGTTTGGTGCTCATACCTCTCGGTCCGCGTGCGGTCCATCGTCATGGCAGTCCTCCAGACAGGTAGCCCCGCCTCCCGGTTCTGGCGGTCGGCGGGGCATGAAGAAGCGGCTCCAGAACAGCCGACGCGGGCAGTGTACGCCATCGCGCAAGGGGTTTCGGTATGACCCTCGATCCCGAGCCGATCCTGTTCGTGCAGGCGCTCCTCGAGCACCTGGCGCCCGCCACTGCGATCGAGGACGTGGCCGTCAGGGTCGGGCGGCTCGAAGCGGCCGATGCCCCGCCGGTGATCCTCCTGGAGAACTCGGGCGACCTGCGCAGTCGGAACCTGCCTGTCTTCTTCCCGGCTCGCGTCTCGGTCACCGCCTACGGACGGACCGAAGACGAGGCGACGCTGATCTATCGGGTCGTGAGCAACCTGCTCCATAAGCGGGGCCCGACCCGCCTTGGGGATGTCGCCATGTGGCGCGCCTTCGATGAAACGGGAATGCAGCCACGGGAGGACCCACATACGTTCTGGTCAGCGCGCTTTGGAGTGATGGCCATCTATATGCCCGACGTGGCACTCAGCACACCCGGAAGTTGAAAGAGAAGGAGATTTAGCCTTGACGACCGTAATCGACCCGACCGAGCTCTTCTTCGGTGCTCCGGTAAGTTTGACTGTTGGAGGCGTCGAAGTCGGCGGCACCGTTGACATCCCCAAGATCGTTATCACCCCGACGATCTACACCCCGGACTTCCAAAATGCCGCGGGTCCGATCAAGGACACCGACATCATCACCAAGATCCTGGTAGCGGCCGACGTGACCGTCAACCAGTTCGTTGCGGCCAAGATCGCCTGGGCGATGGCCGGCTCGGTCACGGTCGGCGAGACCACGACCTGGTCGGGTGGACGCATTCCCTCGACCGCCTACAAGGACGTCATCATGGTCGGTGTCGGACTCGACGGCCGCGAGATGACCTTCACGGTCAAGGACGCGATCGCCAACGGACCGCTCGAGATCGACCTCGGCAACACGGCAATCGCTGGGCTCAAGATCCATTTCGAGGGCCGCTTCGGAAGCACGACGCCGATGCTGGCGCCGTTCACCCTGGTCTTCTCCGGCGGGTCGTAAGCCGTGGTCGACGTCGCACGCAACGGGAGAAGCGAAACCGAGATCATCACTCGGGCGGGGATCCCTGTGGCCATGGGGGACGCGACCTACTGGTTGCGTCCCCTCACGATCGATGGGGCCGAGGAGTGGGAGGGCCAGATCAAGGATGTCCTGCGAGCCATGTGGGGCAAGCTCGGGGGCGCAACGGGCGGCGTCGAAGGGATCATGGGCCTGTACCGCCAGTCGGTCGACGCGGAACTCGACGCGCTCTACGCCTATGACGTGCTCGGCGGCAAGCCGGTGCTCCCAGACCGCGTCGCGCTGCGCATGGTCGCCAGCCGAGACGATGTCGACGAGGCTCTCCGAAAGCTGGTGAAACACGAGTTCCCTTTGCTCAAAGGGATGGACTTCCTGAGCACCTGGGTGCCGGAGAAGGCTCGGGAGATCATCACGACGCACCTGATCCAGCTCCTCCCGGACTCTCCGACGGGGCCATCTACGAACGGTTCCTCCACGAGCACCCCGCGTACCAAGACCCCGCGTCGATCACCGCGACGCTGACGCGGGAGCTATTCGAGTTGCTGACCGGCAAGATGTACGAACGACTCGCCGCAGATCGACACGACCTGACCATGGTCGTCGCCAGTGGCGTCGGCATCGGCATGGGCGGCGAGGCGGCCTACCGTGCCTGGGTCGCTGCGCAGGCTCCGCGTCCCGCGATCAACTCCGAGGGTGCCGACCGCCAGCGGGCCGCGATCGGGCGACTCCAGAACCTCCTGGCCCATCAGCCCAATCAAGCCCTGCGTGACGCGATCCGGATGAAGCCCGACTGATGGCGAACGAGTGGGTTCCAAATCCAGCCGGCGAGCAGGCGCTCCTCAATGGCCTCGCTGCGGGTTTCAGCGCGTTCGCTGATCTTGTGGTCCAGCGCGTGAAGGACGTTGAGCGGGGCCTCGAGCGCTACCACTTCCAGAGTGCGAAGCACCAGAGTTCGATCCACTACGTCGACACGATCGTCCAGGCGACCTACCTCAATGGCACGCTCGTTGACGGGATCGACGTGGCGGGTGCAGCAGGCTCGACCGGCGAGATTCACTCGTGGGTCTACACGAGTTCGTTCCTGGGGCACATGCTCGAGCTGACCGGGGCCGTGCCACATGAGATCCCGATCCCAGTCGGTCCGGGCGTGTTCATCATCGTCGACCACCCGGGCTTCAGCCGGCGACCGCATTTCGTGCCCGGGCTGTTCATGGCCGCGGCCGAAGCGGGCGCGACGATCCGGGGCAAGATGAACGTGGGTAAGGTCTGATGGCCAGCGGCACGAAGATCGCCGACGCCTACGTCGCGCTAGCGATGGACCTGACGGCCTATCGCCAAGGGCTCGCCCAGGCGAAGACCGAGGCCACGAGTCTCACTGGTCAGATCAAGTCGGCAATGGGAGGCGGCCAGGGGCTCTTCACGAGCACCGGCATGTCCCCATTCACCTCCGGCATCGCAAATATGGTCGCGCAGCTCAAGAGTGGTACGCCCGCCCTTCAAGCATTCCGTTCCAACCTGCCCGGGATCGCCAATGACCTCAAAAGCCTTACGGTCTCGGGCTTGTCGAACTCGCTCAGTGCCCTCGGGGGCGTCGGGACTAGGGTGTTCAATGGCCTGAAATCGCTCGGCGCCAGCGTGGTCAAGGGTTTGGCCGTGGGCTTCGGGATCACGGCGTTCCTGGGCATCGAACAGGTCGTGTCCAAGCTCGCGCAGCTCATCCCAGACCTCATCAGCAAGGGACAGTCCTACGCCGAGACCGTCCACGCACTCACCCTTGAAACGGGTGCGAACTCGGTGGCGGCGAGCCAGAACCTCGCGATCTACCAGTTCTTCGGTGGCACGGCGGACCAGTTCGAGACGCAGCTCGTCCGACTGGCGGCCCGTCTCCAGACGAACACGGCGACCCTCAACGCCTACGGTGTCGCCACCAAGGACGCCGCCGGCAACAACCTCAACCAGATCCAGATCCTCACGAACCTGCGCGAGGTCTTCAGCAAGCTCGGCGACGACCAGAGTAAGACCGCGCTTCTGTTCAAGCTCTTCGGCCAGCGCGGGGCTCAGGCATTCGAGCCGCTGATCCACTTCATCGGCTTGACGGACGCCCAATACAGCGCTCTCGTCGCCCATGTCACGGCTCAGGGCCTCGTCCTCACTGCGAATCAGACCGTGATCGCTGACGCGTTCGCCCGCGCCCAGAACAACGTCCAGAACGCGATCACCGGCCTCGCCACGTCGCTCTTCACCGCGTTCGGTCCGGCCATCACCTCGTTTTTCGACAATCTCGCCCAGACGATCACGAACGACTCTGCCCAGATCGTGAGCACCCTGGGTTGGATCGGCTCGACCATCCTCGGGTTTGTCGGAGAGTTGGTTGGGATCAGCCCGAACCTGAACACCTTTTCGACGGGGTTCAGCCGGATCGACGAGGCGGGCAACAACGCGGCCCTGACCCTTGTAAACGCTACCCTCGCGCTCCAGAAGTTCGACGCGACGGCAAAGACGGCAAAGGCATCGACGGCTGGCGTGACAAGCGGATTGAGCGCCATGACCAGCGCGGTCGATAAGCAAATCGCTGCCCTCACGAAACTCGGGACCGCCCAGGACAAGGTCTACAACGAAGCCATCGCCGATCTCAACAAGCAGCTCGACGCGCAGACGAAGGTGATCGATGCCACCGAGGCCGCCGCGGCCAAGGCAACCGCCGATGCGGCGCTAGCGAAGACCCTGTTCGATGCGCAGGCGCAGCTCCGAGCCGACACCCTCGCCAACAAGACCGGCGTCACCTCGGCGGCAGAGCTCAACGACATCGTGGCCATTGCTGCTGCAAGCAAGGCGATCACCGACGCCCAGGTCCTGAACGCCGACAACGTGCGCAAGGCCCAGATTCAAGCGGTCAAGGATTACATCACCAGCATCAACGACATCGTCACGACCTCGACCAACAAGGCCACCGCGACCGCCGATCTCCTGGCTCGCCAGAAGACCCTCCAAGCCGGTGGGCCCGCTGCCCCGGGTTCGGATCAGGCGATCGAGTTAGCCGCCGTTCTCGCTGCCGAGAAACTCGTCCGCGACCAAGCGGCCAATGCCGTGAAGCTCTCTGCGCTCGACGCCAAAAAGGCCGAGCTCGCGGCGGAGACGTCGGCCGTCAAATCGGCTGTGGTCAATCAGAGCGCGATCACCCGAGCCGGACTGGTCCAGCAGGTCGCCGACGCCAAGAAAGCCCTCGCCACGGAGCAGGCGGCGTTCGCTGCTAACAACCGCAAGCAGTTGGACGGCATCAACACCGTCACCGCTGCGATTGCTCCTGGACCGGGTAGCATGGCCGCGGCGTTCGAGACGGCACGCGTGAACGGGATCGCGGCGGCCAAGAGCTTCAAGGACGCGCTCCAGGGCGTGCTCGACGTGCTCACGGGGATCTGGATCATGTTGACCAACATCAGCAACGGCACCGGGCCCCTCACGTCGCTCCTCAATCTGCTCAACAACACGATCCACGAGTTGAACTCGATCTCGAACCCAGATGTCATCGGGTTCCTCCGTAGCTTCTTCATGCTTCCGCCGCTCCCATCGGACCGCGTCAATGCCCCCGTTCAGCCCGGTCGTGGAGCGGGGGTACAGGGCAATCCTCCGCTCGTTCCGCCCGGTCATGCCTCTGGACTCTGGGACTCGCCTAATGACCACCTGGCCTTCATCCACAAGCGCGAGATGGTCCTGCCGGCTCCGGTTGCCAGCGCCGTCCGGCTCTTCTCCGCGCCGCAGGTGCCAGTTACGGTCGGCGGCGGTTCCTCCGGTCAGCCAGCGATCATCCGGATCGAAGTGGGCGGCAACAAGCTCGTGGACTACATCGACCAGCAACTCCGCTTCCGACGCCGGTAACAAGGAGACTTCCCCGTGGCTGTGACCGAACATCCCTACGATTTCTACCTTGAGCACATCGCCGACTTCGGGCACAGCCTCATTGATGGCAACCTGAAGGTGATGCTGCTCTCGGGCGCCTATACCCCCGACCGGGTGGCTGACCAGTTCATCGACGACATCAGCGCGCACGAGTGTGTCGACTCGACCGGCAGCTATGCCGCGGGCGGCTTGGCCCTCGGAACGCCGGTGGTCGGGGTGGATGCCAGCCACTTTGGCTATGTGGACGCCGTCGATCCGGCGTGGACGGGTTGCACGATCCCCGACGTCAGCTTTGCCGTCGTCTACTACGACACGGGTGTACCGACCACCTCGGCGCTCGTGGGCTATTGGGATCTCGGCGGTTCGACGCCGCTCGCTGCCCAGGACTTCGGCTTGATCCTGACCGCGCCCGGACTCGGAGCAGCCATCCAGTACGCAGCAGGCTAACGGGTCCCTCGAGGGGACCGCCCATGATTTCCGTCCCGCCGATCGTCGTCACGGTCTCGCTGCCGATTCCGTTTCCGACGCCGCCGGTAATGATCGGTGTACCGCCGATCGTCGTCGATGTCCGACTGCCCGTTCCCTTGTCGAGCTTGGTGCAGCTCTACGTGCCTCCGATCGTGATCGTCACGCGAGCCCTGTCGGCGGCGCGCCTGCGCAACCTGTTCCGGGGACAGTGCATCGGGGTCAGCGTTGATCAGCAGGGCGACGATTGCATCATCACCCTCGATCTCGAGGACTACAACCGACTGCCGCCGCTCATCAACGTCGGAGCGCCGAGCGGCTTCTCTGGTGACCTCCCCCAGGCGGATGGGACCGTTATCTTGCTCGACCCACGGGGCGCATTGACCGGAGCGACACAGGCATTCAAGACGTTCTCGGCCGGCGGCTACTGGCCGGACCTCTCACCGAAACTCGACCTTGTCAGTGGCTTCCTCGCACCTGAAGTGCCCGGGAGCCCGCTGATCGATGAGTCGGTCGCGCTGACCGATCTCAAGTCGTTCGTGGACGACCAGGCGCCGCGCGTCTCGGGTGCCTTGCGCTGGTGGCTCACCCCACCAGAGTTTGGCGACGGCCTTGTCCTCATGTGGGTCGACTACCTCGATCCAGTTGAGACAGCCCTGCTCCCGGCACCGTTTGACATCGACAACGACGCCCCGAACTGGACCACGAGCCTGCTGCCGATCAAGCTCGGGCCGTTTGTGTGGAACTGGGCGAACGTCCGGGGCTCGGTCTACGTCCGAGGCGGCACGCCGGCACCGGCGGGCTCAGGCTGGGCAACTGGCGTGGGCAGTTCGCCATGGGGTGACGCCTACATCAATGCGCCTGGCTCGATCACCGCCCTCGATGCCGCAGAGATCGGCCTGTGGCACCAGAACCGCGACTTCATCGAACAGATGACAAGCTCGGCCATCCTGCCGGGATCCCTGGGTCCGACGACGTTCATCGGCTGGCGGATCGGGCAGACCACTCACGTCACCAGCGCGGTCCATTCGCGGCTCGCCGGCGCCAGCCACCAACTGGCGGCCCGGCCGACGGTCGTCCAGAAGGTCACTGGGCGGATGGTCAGCCCTGCGGGTGGCTTGGGGATCGCGATTGATGGGGTGCCCCTGACGTTGCCCTTCGAGTGGATGAGCCTGACGTTCGAGTCAATCCTAGGCTCCGGTGGAACCGCGGCCTCGGCTTCGGCTGGCAAGGCCACCGTCGTCCTCCACCTCCTGGGCGAAGCGGGACCGCCCGGCCCTCCGAGTGCTCCGTCGGGACTCATTGCCATTGCCGGCGATGGCTTCGTCGATCTGTCTTGGGACGCGGTCCCCGAGGGAGGCCCCGGACTCACGATCGCCCAGCTCGCCGACGTCTGGATCACGCTCAACGACCTCGATCCGGCGGACTTCGAGTGGAACCTCGAGATCGGAGACGTTCCCGCTGGCCTCCTGAGCCGCGAGTTCGCCAAGCTCGCCGCGACCGTCGCCGCACCACCGGTAACCTACCGCTTCACTGTGGGGGTCAAGGACCCCGACGGCGTGAAGGCGGGCGGTTCGTCCCAGGTATCAGCTCAGATCGGGACCGGGGCCGAGTCACCGGTAGCGTTGCCGGGGGTGCCGATGGAGTGGGTGCTCCTCCAGTTCACCGACGCCGCCCAGACGAGCCCGGGCGCCCTCCTTGAGCTCATCGATGCCACAGGCACGACGGATTCGGGTGGTCGGGTGTTCACCACCCTCCAGGAGGTTTCGGGAAGTAGCCCGCTGCCCGCGAACTACAACTGGGAGGTTGTCGCCGTGGCGCTCCCGGTGGCATGAGCTTTCTCATCAAGGGCCGCTCCCTCGTGTTCCGCCAGACGACCGGGGTCGGGCCCGTAGCGGAAGTCGATGGCGGAGGGACGCCGGTCGTCTTGACCCCGCATCTCATCAGCGGGCGCTCAGAAATCTTCCGCCAAGCCTCGGGGATCGATCCCGCCGCGGAGGTGGACGGTTTCTTGTCGCCGGTCGTGATCGGGCCTCACCTCATCGCTGGCAAGGGCCAAATCTACCGCGTTCCGCCTGGGAGCGGGTGCGATGTCGGCCTCTATGACTCGTGGTCGATCTACCTGAACTGCGCTTCAGGTCCCGGGTCCCCGAGTATCTATGAGGGCGACTACTCTCCGCTCACCATTCCTCCGTTCATCCAGGTCACTGCCCAAGGTGCAGACTTCGGCATCATGGGCGTCCAGGCTCGCACGTACCTCTCGGGCCCTCTCACATTCCCAATGACGCCCACCCTGACGATCACCGACACGAACATTACGATGACGGTCCAGGGCCACTCCGTGACGGCCTCCTACGCGGCCGGAACACCGGGTCCCGTCCCGCCGCCTGACTTCGCCACGGCGGCCTACGAAGTTTCGGTGACCACCGAGTTCCTCCCCCCATGCGGGGTGAGCTACGAGAACGTCATCGGCAATGCGACGAACTTCGGTGGCGGCGGTCCGATCTCCGGCACGGGGGGGACCAGTTACCCGGGGCCGTGGACTGGTCCGTTTGTCGGCCAAGCGACTTTCCTCGAACCCCATGCTTGAAATGTGCCTCTTTCAGCGCGCCGTCAGCGTCAACGACCAGCGACAGCTTCCCTGGACCTGAAGGTAGAACGTCCCAGGACCGCCGACGTGATAGGCCCACGTCTCGCCCGAGGCTGGGTCACCCGACGACCCGTACGTCCCGCCGAGCGATCGAGAAAAGTTCGCATTGGTCGGAGATTCGAGGTATGCGCCGAACACGCAGCCGGGCACCCCCTTCCACGCTGAGATGTAGGTGTCGCCGGACAGGGTGAACGGGGCTGTATTAATGTCGTTGTCGCCAGTGAATGCCGCGATCTCTGGCGACGCGACGACCGCCGACGGCGCCGGGCTCCGGGTTGGTATAACAGTCGACGAGCTCACCACGGGTCCGGCGCAGGCGGCCAAGAGGATCGCGGCTCCGAGGATCAGGGCTTTCATGCTGGGACCGTACACCCGGCTGTCAAGAGACACGGACTTGACAGTACACCGGACCGTCCCCTACCCTACCAGACATGACATCAGGTTGGTTCAACAGGCCCTACGCCAGGTGCGGGATCTACGATCCGGAGTCCGGCGAGTCGTGCCTTCTGGGACCGGCCCACCCCGGCTTCCACAAGACTAACCACCATGCGTGGCCGAATGAGCGAGACACCCTCGATTGGGCCGCGATCGGCCGGGACATCCTGCTCGGCAGGACCGTCCCCTTCTACTCTGCCCGCGAACTCGACTACGCCATCGAAGCGGCCGGCGGCTGGGCCAACGCGAAACGTATTCGCGACGCCTTCCTCGACTCCAGCGCGGAACGCGCGTACCAGACATGACATCAGGCGACACGCTCCGGGATCTGCGGATCAAGCTCGGTCTCACCCAGCAGCAGGTTGCCGATCGCGCTGGGTGGAAGAACCGGGCGATGGTCAGCCAGCTCGAGAAGCGCTCCGAAGTTCCGCCCGGCTCCGAGAGCCGATACGTCAAGGCCCTGTCCATTGAGCCTGATAAAACGCCGGGTTGACAGTCCGGTGCGGTTAGGGGTAGTTTAGCAACACACGCGGCAGTTGCTACCGAGAACGTAAGTTGTGTCGCGTTGGTAGAGAGGCGTGGACTCTAGTGCAGTCCCTCACGACCGACAGTCGGGACTTCCGAGTCGCTTCGGTTATGTCTCGTTCCGCCGACGAAATCTGGCGCGACTACGCCGCAGCCGAGCGCCGCGCCGACCGCTCCCGTGAACGTGGTGACCGTGCCGGCGAGCTGATTGCCTCCGGGCAAGCCGCGCACTGGTTCGCCGAGTGGCTGGCGACGTCGCTGTGAACCTGCTCGCAGCGATCTTTCTAATCACCGGCGCGACCGCGGCGCTGACGCTCCTCGGCCTAGCGCTGATGGTTGCCCTCGACGGTTGGGACGCGCGGCGAGACGCGCGGCGTAGAAACCAAGCCCGACGCGTTCGATGACCGCGCTCGCAACGCCCTATGTCCAAGGGACTGAGGCTTGGCTCGAGGCGCGGCTCGACGGGATCGGCTCCAGCGACGCTCCGGTGATCGCTGGCGAACGCGGCTCGATCATCGAACTCTGGGCACTCAAGACACGCCAACTTGAGCCCGAGCCACCGGACCCCGACCTCGCCCGGCTCTTTGAGTGGGGCCATCGGCTTGAGCCCGTGATCGCCGCCTGGTACAGCGATGCGACGGAGCGTCCTCTCCGCCGCGTGAACCGGATGCTCGTCCATCCACGGTTCCCCTGGGCCTTCGCTTCGCTCGATCGCGTCTCGGCGCGCAAGGGCGAGCGCCGGATCGTCGAGATCAAGACGAACCGCTGGGGCTGGGCCGGCGACGAGGCCGTGCCGGGCGCGGTCCAGGCCCAGGTGCAACATCAGATGTGGGTCGCCGGTTACGACGTGGCCGATGTCGTGGTCCTGACCGGCGGCTCGGAGCCGCAGATCGTCGAAGTCCCCCGCGACGACGAGTACATCGACAACCTGACGTACGTCGAAGCGAACTTCTGGGGCCACGTCACGAGTAAGACGACGCCCAAGGCCGACGGCTCGGAGAACACCCGCCGGGCGCTCGCTCGGATGCACCCGCGTGACGACGGGACGTGGCTGGTAGCTACGCGAGAACTGGTCGAGCTCGGCCGGCAACTCCGCGATGCACGCCTCGCCAAGAAGGAGGCGGAGGGCGCCGAGGGCACGGTCGCGAATGCGATCCTGGCAATCGTCAGGGAGGCCAGTGGGATTGAGGGAGTCCTGAGCCTCAAGCGCACGAAGGACTCCGTCGTCACCCGGATCAACTGGCCGGCCGTGGCGTCTGGCTACCGGGCGCTCCTCGACGACATCGCCGGTGTCGGGTGTCAGCACCTCACTCAGGCAGAGCGCGAGCGCGCGCTCCCGAGCCTCGATGCCGTCGAGGCCGTCCACACCCAATCCGAGACCGCGGAGGGCTATAGGTCCATCCGCCTGTTGAAGGAGAGCACATGACTACCGATACCCGGATTGCCACGACGAGCGCGGTCGATCCACAGATCACGGGAGCCATGGCCGTGTTCGACCGGCTGGCACCGCTCAAGAGCGCACTCGGCATCGACAAGTTGACCGAGCCCGAGCTCCAACTGTTCGCGATGGTCGCGTACCAGACCGGGCTCGACCCATTCACGAAGCAGATTTACGCGATCAAGCGTGGCGGCAAGGTGACCCACCAGACCGGGATTGACGGCTACCGAACCGTGGCCGAGTCAAAGACGGGCCAGTACGCCGGATCAGATGAGGCGACCTACGAGGAATGCACCTGCGGCGAGAAAGACTCGCCCGTCCAGCATCCGGCTGTCGCCCGCGTCACGGTCCATCGGATCCTGCCCGGCGGTCATGTCGTCGATCAGGTCGGCGTCGCCCGCTGGCACGAACTCAAGCCGAACCACACGAAGCGCGACTACGGCTACGACGACGACATGTGGTGGCGGATGCCGTTCAACCAGCTCGCCAAGTGCGCTGAGGCCAACGGCTTGCGCAAGGCGTTCCCGCGGGTGCTGGGCGGCATCTACATCGAAGAGGAGATGCAGCAGGCGGGGCCCGGTGAGAACCCGGCGCTGGTGGCTGCGGCGGCGCAGCCAACGGCCCGCGAGCGGATGGCAGCGCGCCGCGAGGCGGTCGAGCAGACGGACCCGGTCGTGGTTATCGAAGCGGGGCGCGCTGAGACCGCCGTCGACCCGGTCACGGTCGAGAACAGCCAGACGCCGGCAGAGGCGCTTTCGTGTGGCGACGTGGCCGGCGATGGGATCTCGGCCGGCGAGGTCTGCGGCCGGATGGCTGGCCATCCAGGCGTGCACAAAAACTCCGCCGCATCCGCCTCCTGGCCCCGCACGGCGGCCGAGGCGAAGTAACCCGCCCGATCGGGGCACCAGGAGGACGCAAATGGCAGTCGAGACGAAGGTCACAAACACGCGTGCCGCGCAGCGGTCGGCCTTGATCGAGGAGATCGCCGTCGCGCTCAAGGCGCTAGCCGTCCCGATCGAAGGCGGTCCGCTCGACGGGATCGAGGTCGTCAGCCTCGGCAGCGTCAAGGAGGCGCTGCTCGAGGTCGGACAGGCCGAGTTGCCGCGTCTGAGTGAGACGAAGGCTAAGGCGAGCTCGCGGGCGCACATCTGCGGGCAACTGTCCCTCGGCGTCGATCCAGTGGAGGGTCAGGACTCATTCAAGCTCGAGGACATCACCGGCGGCGCGACCGAGCCCGCTGACGGCGAGGACGCGGACGTTGCCACCGAGGAGACGACCTCGGTCGAGATGTGCCCGCATCCAAAGTGCCTGCTCCCTGCGGAACACCGTGGTCGGCACGAGATCCTCAAGGACGGCGACGAGGCGTGAGGCACCGCCGGACTGGGCTACCCAAAGAGAAGAGCCAGCCGTGGTGCCGGACGTGCGGGAGGCAGGTGCTCGCGACGGTCGAGGGCCTCTGCCAGCGGTGCCGGAAGGCTGCACGGTGATGGACCGCGGCCCGAACATGATGCACACAGAGGAGTCATGCCCTTACCGCGCCGATGCCGAACATTGGCGAGCAGCCGAGGCTGAGGGTCACGTCGTCAGTGCGAGTTCAACGAATATCTCGCCGCCGGCTGCCCGGATGTGTACCCGGGCCGCTATTCGATGGGCCGAAAGACTGACGGGACCTGGGTATATGCCGCCATTGAGCGCACGTCCTGATGGACCGCGCCACAACCGCAGTCCTAGCACGTCTCCGGCGCGGCCCGGCTTCGACCGTCGAGCTGCAAGCCGAGCTGTACGCGACGCACGTAGCAAAACAGATTTTCGACCTCAGGGCGGCCAACTACAACATCACGACGATACGGCTGCGGAACGGGACGGCGCTCTATCAGCTCGTCAGTGAGCCGGAACCTCGGACTCAGGGAACGGCGGGATTGGTCCCGGCATCTCTAATGGTTTCGGTACGAATGGGGCCGGACGTTCCGGTGGGAGCCGTTCAGGGCAAGCCGGCCCGCGATACGCCTCGTGCGGCTCCCTCCCGAGCGCCCGTCCCGCAGTTTGGCGATCCGGCTCTCCTGCCCGAGATGCGGCCGAAGGGGCGGCGATGAGGAGGAAGCGATGAGCGAGCTCAACTGTGAGTGGGCGGTCCGAGGCGAACACTGCGGCGAGCCGACAGCCAGAGTATCGACGAGAGCGGACACCAAACGCCCCATTCCTACATGTGAGACCCACGAAGCCCGTGCCCGCCGATACGGCTTCGCGGTTGTTCGCGCCCAGACGTGGACCCGTCCATGCGCCTGCGGGCTCGATATCCGGGCACCGCGTGACGAGCCCCGAGATTGGGTTCAGGCCCACAACCAGACCTGGCAGCACATGGCGTGGCGCGGACGGAACGGGCTGTGAGCTAATGCCCCGCCGTACAGCCTCCGCGTTCTTTCTCGGGGATACCGCGTTTCTCTCCGACCCAAAGTTCCGTGCACTCGCCCGACGACTTCCGGACCCCGATGCGTTCAACTCAGCGGTGGGCGCCTATTGGATTGCCCTAGCAGCAGCCCGTCGCAACGGCAGCCCAATACTCGATGCTCCGACAGAGACGGACTCAAAGTACATCGTTGACCTTGAGGCGGTCGGTCTGTTGACATCTAGCGGGTTCCGACCTGACCCATTCGAGGAATGGAAGCCGTTATCACCGCAACAGGTCCAGGCTGGCAAGGCGCGAGCTGCGGCTGCCAAGAGGACACCGCTGGGTACGTTCTCCAGCGACACCAGCGCGCTGGATACGCTGGACCAGCGCGTCCAGCCTTCAACTCCCCTCCCCTCTAATCAAATCTCTACGACGGAGGGAGAGAGTCTGAGAGAGGGAGGCGAATGGGATGAACCCGAAGGCGAGGCGCTGACTTGGCTCGTCAAGCATGGCTGTGACGTACGCCCGGGCAACGGCTACCACCGCAAGCTCATCACGGCCATCGAGGTTCACGGCTCCAACGCCCTCATCGGAATGTTCGACCGGCTGGAACACGCCGGAGTCAAGCACGGCGACACCAAGGGCTACCTGTTCGGAGCCATTGACGCGCTGAACCCTCGGGTGAACCTCAAGGATCTCGAGGCCGAGGACCGGGCCACCGAACGGGACACCGCTCGAGCCAACCGACAGAAGCTCACCCCACTTCAGGAAGAAATGAAGGCAGCCTCGGCGGCTTACTACGCCGAAAAGGACTCGGCATGAGCACCGTCTATCTGGACGACGTCTTGGACGAAATCAGTGAGGAGGGCGACCGAGCCCGAGCTAAGTTCGGCGACCAGCTCAACCTAAGCGATCCCGAGTGGCTCGCCATCCTGGTCGAGGAGGTCGGAGAGGCCGCCAACGTCCTGAACGAGCGCTCGCTCGACTCCACGCGCAAGGATCCGCTCGGCATCGGGTTCAGCCTGACCGAACGCCGGGAACAACTCCGGGGCGAGGTCATCCAGGTAGCGGCCGTCGCGGCCTGATGGCTCCGCGTTATCGACTCACGCGCATGAAGTCCGGCCAGCTCACCCGCCACAACCCGATCCGCCGCCGACCAGGGCCAGCGCCGAGGCCAGTGGCCGACAGGTTTTGGAGGCTCGTTTCCAAGAGCGACGAATGCTGGACATGGACGGGTGTCTTCGATCGCGGTGGGTATGGTCAGTTTGGGGGCCACGGAGCACACCGGGTGGCTTATGAACTCTCCGTTGGGCCGATCCCCGAGGGGCTCACCATCGACCACCTATGTCGAAATACCCGGTGCGTCAACCCGGCCCATCTAGAGCCGGTGACATTGCGCGAGAACATCCTGCGCGGCTCAGGATCGGCCCCGGTCTTTGCCAAGAGAACGCGATGCGCTCGGGGACACACCTTTGCGGGCGCTAACCTAGCTATTCGACCTGATGGTGCTCGGCGTTGTAGGGCTTGTGAGAACGAGCGTGGCCGACGGCGCAATGCCCGCCGCGACCCGGTGTCGCCGGAGTTGCGCCTCCAAGTCTTCGAGCGGGACGGGGGACGGTGCATGGCTCCGAGTCTGGGCGGCCGGTGGGAGGACTGCTGGGGCCGACTCACACTGGAGCACGTCAAGGATGAGCTGCGGGCCGCCGTCCGGGCACCGAGCGACATGGGCCACCTCATCACGTTGTGCCAGGGTCACACGGAGCCCGGAGCCAAGGCCGGGTTCCAGTGGAACACCAACGCCGAGAACCGGATTTTGGTGCGGGCCTACTTGGAGGAAGTGTCGTGAGCGAACCAATCGTCACCGGCTATCGAGAGCCATCCGCTGGCCATACCGCGTTGGTCGAATGGAGTCAGCCCGGCGGTCCGATCAGCTACCAGCCCGGCACCGTTACCGTCCAAGAGGATGGCGGCGTCCTTATTGAAGGCTGGACCGCGACGAACGCTGATCTCGGCGAGCTTGCCGTGTTTGCCCGCGAATGGGCGATCGAGAAGTTGCGGTCGGCTGCGCCGTGAGCCGGCTGGAGGAGATCGCGGCGCGGGTGGCGGCTACTACGCCGGGGCCGTGGAAGCATGGGCCTCTCTGGTGGGAAGTCTGGTCACAGAGGCCGGACGGTTCGATGGACGAGCGCGTGGCCGAGACGCCGACCGTCTCGGACCTCGAACATACGGGTGCCGTCAGTCGTCGTGACGCCCACGAACCCGACGCCGCCTTCATCGCCGCAGCTCGTGACGACGTGCCGTTCCTGCTGGCTGAGATTGAGCGCCGGGACGAGTTGTTGCAGGTGATCTACCTCGGCGTGTCGGTCGGCTGTCTATCCGAAGACCTCATGGAGGCCGTTGAGCAGTTCATCAATCCGCGACTTGACGCCCTTCTGGGCCTCACCCGAGGTCGTTCCCGGTGAGTGAGGCCGAAGATTTGCTCGGATTTCAGTTGAAGGCCGTCGGTGTGATGTTCGACCGGGAATGTCGCTTCGATCCATCACGTCGTTGGCGGGCCGACTTCGTGATCCCATCGATGCACAAGTCGCCCCTCCTCATCGAGATCGATGGCGGAACCTGGACCGGCGGACGCCACGTCACCGGCTCGGGCCACGCCTCGGACGCCGAGAAGCGCAACGCCGCTGTTCTCCTGGGGTATCGGCCGCTGACCTTTTCCCCGGCCCAGGTGGAGAGCGGCGAAGCGCTGCAGACGATTGAGAAAGCACTGGCATGAAGCCCGGCGATAACGCATCAGTCGAGGCGTTGCGGATGGCCGTGGCCCGGATCGCGGCGCTGGAAGGGGCGCTCCGACTTCATAACCTGACGCCAACGGGCAAGGTTCGGAAGTGTCTGCCGGGCTGTATCGCCTGCGCTCTCCTCCGCCCGGAGCAGAACAGCTACCTCATCGATCAGGACTTTGACGAATGACGCGCACCGTTACCGTCCTCCTCGTCGGGCTGGCCCTGGTCCTGCTCTTGGTCCTGCTCGCGAGCCTCTCCGCGCCCCGCGTCAAGAGCACGTCGTGGCACGCATATCGTCCGGTGCCGGCGGCGCTATCTTCACGGTGGCCGGACGGGGTAGCTCAGCCGGTAGAGCGTCGCGTTGAAAGCCCGAAGGTCCTCGGTTCGATCCCGAGCCCCGTCACCACCGCCCGCCCTCACCCTACCGGCGGCTTGATCCCGCCGTTTCTGGGCTTCCGAGGACTGGCCGGGATAAGTACCTGGTATGAGTACCACTCGGGGCAGGCTGCCGCCGCCAGGACGTTGCGGGAGGCGATCGGGCCTAACTGGCGCGGGGCGACGGTACGTGTCTGCCATGGCGCCCGGTGCCTGTCGCTGGTCCTGACTGACTATGAGTCAAGCCAACTCCCCGGTCGTTTGATCGACCTCGATGCGGCAGACTTCCAACGGCTCTGCGGACCGCTTTCCCTCGGTGTGTGTGCGGTCGAGGTCGCCCGCGCCGCTCTCGTTCATCCCGACAGCACAGGGGCCCGAGAGTGAACGAGCGCAAGGAAACCCGCGTTCCGGCTCGTGACTCGGGCCTGCCGGGCATACCGACCGAGGCGCAGGACCGCATCCGAGTGCTCGAGGCGTATATCAAGCGCGTCTGCCTCCATCCTGCCCACGCGCAGCCCGACAGCACACCGGAGACGTGTGCGCACGGCGTCCCGATCGCCAAGCGGCGGTTCTGCGGTCCCTGCAACGCCATCGCCCCCGACAGCACAGGAGCCCGAGAGTGAGCCATAAGCGGTTCGGTTTCAACCCTGATTGGGTCGTTCATCCCGGCGAGACGTTGCACGAATGGCGAGAGAAGAACCACTTGCCAGTCATGGCTGCGGCAAGTAGTTGCGGCAGGATGTCTCGCGAACTCTACGAAGGGATCGAGGCTGGGACGGTGCCGATCACTGCCGACATCGCCAAGGGCCTCGAATGGGGAACGCATATTCCAGCAACGCTCTGGCTGAACCTCGAACGCATCTTCCGGGCCGGACTTGCTCAGGGCAAGACGTGGCATCCCGACAGCACAGGAGCCAGAGAGGCATGACACCGGACCTGACGGCACGAGGGAAGTTGGTCATTCTCATTGACGATGGCGGCTTTGAGTGGGAGGACGTTCACGCGGCTCTCGACGCCATCGAGGGCGCCGCCGTCGCAGAGGAGCGCAAGAGGCTGCGGGCGGCCATTCTCGGCGCTGGCATGTTCGAGTCCTGCGGTGGGGAGGGTTGTACCGAGGAACGTAACGATGAGCTCGGCTTCATCCTCGCCCTCATCGACCCGGAGTCACCCCGATGACGCCCGCCGAAGTGCTGGCCCGGCCCCAGAACCTTGCGCAGATCGAGCAGCGCAACGCCGAATGGCTGGCCGAGACGCCGGGCGGACCGCCATGGACGGAGCGACAGCGTGGTGAGGGGTTCTTTCAGGCGGGCTACGACCGCTACGTCCTGCTCGCTGCCCTCCAAGAGGCGCAGGAGCGGGTGGCGCGGCTGGAGGCGGTGTACGGGGCAGCCGTGGCGTTCGTGGACTCCGGCGTACTTGTCCATCGAAACTTCTGGCCGCTGACTCAGGCACTCCATGCGGCTGTCGAAGCGGCTGACCGTCACTTCCAGCCAGCCGAGCAGGAGCGCGGTCACTTCGACTTAGATCGACAGGGCAAGCCTTTCGTGCGTCACGAACTGCCACCCGCCGCCCTCGCCCAGCCAGCCGGTGAGCCGCCCACGGGTTACGACGAAACGGATCTTCGGGACATCAACCGATGACCGGCAGCGACCGCGGCGCAAAGGCGCTGGCTGAACGGGAGGCCGCGTATTGGGGCTGGGCTCCCGAGTTCATCGATGAGGAGACGATGGACGAAATGCGAGCCATCCTCGGCAGCACCGGCCTGTTCATTCCGGACGTGCTGAAACTCCGCGAATACCTCCGGTCCAATCTGGTTCGACGGCGATGAGCACGGCACGGTGACAATGCCCATCTCGGGCCTCCTCGATGAGATCGTGGAGATCCTCGAATACGCCGCCGGCGACCACGTCACCCCGTGACCCGCATGGCCCTACTCGCCTTCCTCGCCCTTGGCTCGGCATTTTTGGCTAGTCCCTCGTGATAAAGATCAGGTTCCCAAAGCGCGACGCTGAGCTCGGTCGTCACCGCGTCGACGTGATCCCGGATGGCCGGGACGCGCTTGTCGTCTGGCATGACCAGTTCGGTACGACCCACATGGCCGCGTTCGGATCGTGGGCGAAGCGTCAGAACGCGATTGAGGCGGCACTCCGGCCGGTACTGGACTCGTGAAGCGCCCGAAGGTCGAGGTCACCTGGCAGGATGCCACCACGTTCCTGGGTCCGTGGGATGACCTCGATGCCGTGCTTAAGGATCGGGCGCCGGTACTCGTTCACTCAGTCGGCTACGTCCTGGCCGACGATCGGCGCTTCCTCGTCCTCGCCCGGAGCATCCACGGAAGCAGAGTCGGCGGGGTGGCGATCATTCCGAAGCGGGCGATCGTGAAGCGGCGGCGGCTGCGGTGAGAGGCCGCGCCCGAGTACTTCCGCCGACGGAGCACTCCAAGCCGGGTGATCCGCTGTTCACGCAGGTTCCGACCGATGCCGTCCGGCAGATGGAGTCGGAGATCGTTCGGCTCCGGGCGCGGCTCGCGGCCATCGCCGCCCATAAGCCGAGTCATCCGATCATCCCGATGACGATGGGCAAGGACCACGTCTGTGCCGTGTGCTTCCGGTTTGTGTACGAGAACGGCGATTATCGTGGCGGCCGGTTCCGCCATGAGGACGACGAGGAACGGCGCCGATGACCCGCGCCTACACGAAATCCAGCGCTCGCTGGGACGAGAACCACGACCGCTGGGAGGCCAAGCGCCGCGAACGCCGCGCTTTGTGGCACGAGTTTTTGCCGGACAAGCGCGTCGGGTTTGATGGCTGTCGGGTTTGCGGCAAGGACTGGGAAGCTCAGGAGCACACGCCGGTCGGCTATTAGGCCCGAGCCTTGACGAGTAGCTGCTGGCAGCTACGCTGACTCACTGTGACGATCCGGTTATCTCGCTCCGTGCTTCTTAGGGGCACTTCGGGCACGCTGCGAAGGGATCGGACAGAGGCAACCAGCGGCGCCGGACGCGCGTTTCCACCGGCGCCGCTCCGCCTCATTTGCTGATGTGCCTACCCTCAGCGACCTCAGCAGCGTCATCGTCGGGCCCGGCGGCGCGCTCGCTCTGGCGCTCCTCATCATCCTTGCCCTCGGTCGGGGCTGGTTGGTCCCGGGCTTCATCTACACCGAACTGTCACTGCGACACGATAAGGCTCTGGCCGGCCTTGAGGCCTCGACCGCCTCGATCGATCGCCTGACCGATGAGATCCGCAGCGCTCGCCCACGGACTCGCGCCTGACATGCCCACCTGGCTGTACGGCGCGCTCGTCAGGTTGACTCGGGGTTGGTATGACCCGGCTCGGGCAGAGCGTCAGGACAAGCGGACGAACGGCGCTGTGGATCACGCCGCAGAGAGTCGAGACCGGGCCAGTGCGGCCATCGAGTCCTATCGCCGGGACGACGCCGAGCAGCGCCGGACGCCGCGGCATTGAGCCCGATCGACCTACTTGCCGTGCTGATCGTCGCGCTGGTGCCGTTCAACTTCGCCGTGGCGATCTACCTCGGCGTGTTGAATAGGCGCCGGCCAGGGATCGCCACACTTCAGAGCCGAGCGTTCACCCAGATCGTCCTTGCTGCATGTTCAGCCGTGGGCGGCTTTTTCGGGCTTTCCGTCCTGCTCGGCCTCCAGGTCTGGCCCAACGTCGCGACTGTTCTGCTGGCTATCGTGGGCATCGGGGTCTCATTGCCGGCGGCTAACTGGACCATCGTCTATCTGCGTGGTGGTATCCGGTGACCACCCAGCAGATCACGCTCACCGCACCCGTCCCGGCCGGTGGCACGATCATCGTGCCCAAAGCGCTCGCGGACGGCGACGTATTGACCGCGACCGTCCATGTGCCGGTGGTCGTCAACCCGTTGGTAATCAGCAAGATCGTGGTTACACCGACGACCACCGGTGCGCAGGTCGCTTGGCACGTGTCCGAATATGCGACCGGCCAGCTCCAGTACGGACTCACGGCGGCCTACGGGACGTATAGCCCCAAGGAAACGAGCTTCAACTACCAGGATCACGTCCAGCACATCGCCGGCATGCCATCTGGCAAGCTCGTCCACTTCCGGATCCTGGCGGCCGATGCCGCAGGCAACCAGGCAACGAGTCCGGATCAGACATTCACTACGCTTGGTGGCGTCGTTGCACCGCCGCCAGCTCCGACCAACCTCAAGGCTGTCGCCGGCGACGGCTATGTGGACCTGAGCTGGAACGCGGTGGCCGGATGACCACCTACGACGTCTATCACGACGCCACCCTCGTCGCCTCGGGCCTCACCGCGACGACGTATCGAATCCTGGGCCCGAACGGCACACCGATCTCCGGCTCTGTGAGCGCGGTTACCGCGGGCGGGGAGGGTCCGAAAGCGGGTCCGGCCGTTGCCACGCCGACTGCGCCAGTTGGCGGCGGTGGAGGCGGCCCGGGTCCGGGTCTCGGTGGTGCTGGCCCTCGGGCCGCGCCGAGCACGCCTAGCGGGATCACGGTGCCGAGCAACCTCGACTCGGCCGGGTCAGCCGCGCTCCAGGACTGGGTAAGCGCTCAGTCAAATGGCTCGACGTTGATCTTCCCTTCGGGTGCGGTCTTTCAGCAGGAAGCCTTCGGGATCGACTTGTCGGGCAAGAGCAACATGACCCTGTGGGGCTATGGCGCCACGCTCCACAACTACGGCGGTGGTTCCAACATTCGCAGCTCGGCCATCTTCGCCGGCTGGGGGTCGCCCAACGCCTTGAATAACAAGGTCTTGGGCTTCGCGATCAAGGGTGGCAACCCCAATGGTGCGACACACTCGTGCTACACCGTCGGTCAAGAGAGCGCGATGGGCCTTTGGCTCGCAAGGGGTTCCACTGGCTGGGAGGTTGCCGACAACACGATCACCGACCAATGGGGGCTCGGCTTCTATATCGGTGATGATGCCTCCGGAATATACTGCCAGAACCTCAACTTCCAGCACAACGCGATTGCTCGGACAGGTCTGTCAGGTCTCAATGTCCGGAATGGCATCGGCCTCACCTTCGCCGACAACCTCATGTACGATCTTGGGGGTAGTGCCTTCGACATGGAGGACGCCCTTGGCAGTGAGACGATCCACTCGATCTACTTCCTGCGTAATGTCATCAACCGTTGGTGCTGGGACGGCGGCAGCCCTCACGCCATCGCCTTCGACGGTAACGGCGGCGACTTCAGCGACATTCGGGTACAGAACACCACCTTCCTGGGTGGCTCGAATGGCACATACCCCAAGAGCTATTCTGACGGGGTTATCTCGGCCTGGGGTCCCACCACGGCCAAGAGCAACTTCCTCATCGACGCCAATGACTTCAGCGCCATCATGGCCAGCCTTCCGTCGGGGAGTTGGGCTACACGCTTCAATGGTGTCGCTGGCCTGACGATCACCAACAACAACGCCCCTGGCGCGGGCGAGCTCGCCCACAAGGTCTCATGCACCTCGGTCACCCAGACCGGCAATAATCCAGCATGAGCCACTTCCTGCCCCGCTACATCACCGAGCGGATCGGGCCGCCACCGTGGGACGACTGTGTGTTGTGCTCGGGGCTCATGCTTGCCAACAAGGCCAGCCACAACGCCAAGCCGGCCACGCCGGCCGAGGTCCTGGCGCTGCGGGCGGCGTCGCTCGCATCGCCCCACGGCAACGTCACCTTCCCGCAGCTCGCCCATGCCTATCTCACGCGCTACGGCTGGCACGTCTCGCTGGCGAGCCCGACCACGGCCGAGGCGCTCTATGCAGGACTGCTCGACGGTTCCGGTGCGATCGTCGTCTTGAACATGGGCAAGATGCCGGTCCATTTCCGGCGCTTCGATCCGACCTTCGTCCTCACGCACGCCTGCTACGTCCAGATCAGCGACGGAGCGGCGGCGACCGACCACGGCGCGTTCTGGCTCGTCAACCCGATGGCACCAAAGCTAGTCCCAGCGTATCGGGGCGAGTGGATCCACGTTGCTGACCTGGCACCGGCGTACGTCGGTGCGATCGTGCTCCACGAAGACCAGTTCGCAAAGTAAGGAGGACGCATGTCACGAACCAGCGATCTCACAACGGCCATCGCCCAGGACATCAAGTACGCCCTGGGCCTCGTCAGCTTGGGCAAAGACCCGACGTTCTGGCTCGAGCGGGCTGCGGGCTACGCCAGCGAGCTCGTCGGTGCCGACGTACCAGCGGCCGCACCCGCCGCGCCGACCCTGCTCCCACCTGCAGGCGGCGATCCGCTTCTTATTCCGACCGAACCAGACGGCCAGATGGGCACGATCCTGGGCGGCAAGAAGGTCAGCAAGGCGGCCATCCTCGATGCCACCTCGATCGCGGCCGTGAACGCGGGCAATCCGCCGCTGGCTGAGGCTGCACCGTACGCCGGTCAGGCGCTCAAGGAGACGCTCAACCAGGTCATCAGCTCGACCAGCGCCGCTGACGGCCGAGACATCGTATATCGGGGCGAGTGGATCCACGTTGCTGACCTGGCACCGGCGTACGTCGGTGCGATCGTGCTCCACGAAGACCAGTTCGCAAAGTAAGGAGGACGCATGTCACGAACCAGCGATCTCACAACGGCCA